TTCTTGACAAAGCTGACGTTAAGTCCTACTATGAAACAGAAGAAGAGAGCGACGGAGACAATGACGCAATCGAGAACATCAACGAACTATACAAAGTTTCAACTCGATTCGACAATGTGCCATCCTTTCTTGATCACGCGCGCAAAGCGATCGCAGCCTCTAGAAGATCGAAGCAGCCTCGCCTTGCCCTCTCTACAGTTCACCAAGCCAAAGGGAAAGAGTGGGACCACGTTTACGTTGCAGGAGCGGTCCAGGACATTCTCCCCCACAAACGCGGTGACATCACAGAGGAGCGGCGTATCTTCTACGTCGCGTGCACCAGGGCCGCTAAAGAGCTGGTCGTGTCGTTCTACGGAATGCCTTCTGAGTTCTTGAAAGGTTTGTGGTCGCCGGAGTCTCAAGCAGAACTCGATAAGCAGCCACTTCCCGGATACAACGGGCAGCCTACGCTTTTTGAGGCACTATTGTAGAATTCAACGTTTCACATCAACGTTGTACATCAATGTTCGACACTAAGGTGCGAACAGAAAATCGAGAGGAATACCGAAATGGCGAAGGGCAGGCTAGCAGCAGACCTACTGATCGACGAGGTATCTGAACTACCAATCAACGAACAACCCCGTTGGTTCACAGAATTGTACAAGGACTGGACTGCGGGGGTGAGTACATCCGAGCGATACCTAAGTCCCGACGGTCTTCCGGAAGAGGAAGAGACCGATGCACTCTGCCCACGCTGCGGTATGGATGAACTTTGCTTGTGCCCTGAGTTTGATGAAGAGGAAGAAGATGAGTTCGACGACGACGAAGAAGATGAGTTCGACGACGAAGAGGAAGGAGACTGATGGCCTTCCTCTACATAGACGCGGAGGGCAACGAGCGCAACCGTCACTCATACAGCGCTGGGCTCGAGTTCGACCACTGCCCTTTCAAATACTACCTCCACCGCATTGCCGGATGGCGTGAGAAAGATTCAAAGGCTGCGCTGCTCTTCGGCCGCGCTCTCGAGGATGCGATCGAGTTCTATCACGCGACTGGCGGTAAGGCAGGCGAAGAAGAGTTCATTCGCCTGTGGGTGATGGTGAAGGACAAAGAGCTCACCTACACGAAGCGTGAAGTTAACTGGGAAGGATTGATGCGCGCCGGACGAGAGATGATGCGCCTCTACATCATCCGTCAACCATTCCTTCCGATTCCGCTGAGCACGATATTCCAGCGGCAGTTCACGAAAGAAGTTTTCCCAGGCCACGAGAAGTACGGCGGGATCGAATTCTTCGCGAAGTTGGACATGATCACCAACGCGCCTCCTGACCATCCGATGCTTCCCAAGATTGTGTGGAAAGAAGAGTACGGCCTGTTTCGCCCGGTGATCATAGACATCAAGACCAGCGGAATCGACCTGGACGACACCACCGGAATCGTAGCGCACGATCTGCAGCTGCGGCAGTACGCGTGGGTCCGCGGCATCTACGACGTTGCGTTCCTGTGGTTCAAAAAGTCCCCGCATAGCTACAAGAAAGGCGCCAGCGTAACCCTCTTGGTCGATGCAGGACGTTTCGTTGCTGGAGACGAAGCTGTTGTCGCTTCCGTGGAAGACGAAGGCGCTTATCTGGTCGGCAACGACGTCATGCTCGAGGAGATGCACAAGGCTCAGGGACGTAGGGAAAATGGCAGTCTAGACACCAAGAAAGATGCCACGGAACGAGCGCGGGTGTGGCGGGAACAGAACGCCGTATTCGTCGCGAAGGAAGGCATCACACGGCAGCGCCTGCAATTCAGCGCCGCCCGCGTGGACCCCAAGAGCGCGGAAGATGCCGGCCAGATAGCTGCCGACCAGATCGTTCGTATCGTGAACGCCTGGGAATCGAATAAGTGGACCAACACCTTCGGCGTACGGTTTCCGCACGACGACCGCCTCGACGGTTATTTCCGTGCGTTCGTTTTGCGTGATAACGCGTTTCGCGACTCAATGTTTGAACAAAAATCGGAAGAAGATTTGAACGACTACTTTGACGAACCGGAGGAAGTTGAGAATGTCTAATGACGGACTCGCATTTCAAAGATACGCGTTTAATTCGGACAGCACCAAGAAACGCGGGTACGAAGAGTTACGCAGATTGGTGGGTGGCGAGTTGATAGGTGGGTTTCAGATCAAGAACATCCGTCGTCAAGAAAGAGAAGTCCCACCCTGGGCAAGCACGAACGAAGGCATCCGAAAGGTGCTTCTAACGGCGTTCCCGAAACTGCACTTCGACAAGAACCATAGGAAGCGCGCAGGACGCTGGGCGCAAGTAATCCAGATGCATTTCCTAATAGGTTGGACTTACACGGAAGTGGCAGCTGAACTGAATATCACACTCGAGACGATCAAATCGTTGATACGAAGCGTGAACAGAGCCTCCAAGGGTTTGCGCGCCAACGGTTCAGGCACACGAACGGGAGGGATTTGAGAATGCTTAAGAATGAGACGTCGTTTCAGAGGTACGCGTTTGACCCAGATCTTAGCGGGAAACGAGGCATAGGAGAGTTAAGCAAACTCATCGCTGGAGATGGATTGTGGGGCGACGGTGCAGGGTTCGGCTTTCAGATCAAGAACATTCGCCGTCAAGACAAAGAAATACCCGAGTGGGCACAAACGAGTGAGGGTATTCAAAAAGTCCTTTTGACCGCTTTTCCTAAACTGCACGTCAACCAAAACCAAAGAAAGCGCGCCGGCAGATGGGCTCAAATCATACAGCTGTATTTTCAACTTGGATGGACACGCACAGAAGTAGCCGCGGAACTAAACGTTGGGCCCGGGGCAATAAAGACTCTCACGCGCAGCATAACGAGAACTTCGAAGGGCTTGAGGACCGATGGTTCGGGTCCCCGAATAGATCACCATGCCACCACTGGTCAGTATTACGGAGGGAGTAAAAGACCAAGTGAACCCATTGCTGGCGACGTTCCCGAAGGGTGCCAGTCTCTCTCCTCAAATTTATTAGTCAAGGAAACCCGTGCCGAAGATCGCACCTAGGATGGTTCGAGTTCACTCGTGTAAAGACGCGGCAGCAGGTAAAGGGTCACCGATGGCTTGCCGTTGTCACAAAGCTGTCAGCCTCTACCGGGCGGCGCAAATGGTTCGTGGCGGCTCCGCCGAGTGGGTCACGGAAGGAAATCGAACTCTACACAACGATGTGTATGTAGTCGGCGGCGTATCCCGACGAACCCCGCGCGGAGCCACGATTGACAGCAAACACATTTATCGCGCGTATGTGATCGGAAGAAAAAAGGAACAGAAGCGGATCGAAGAGTACGGGTTGCTGACTCTAGAAGCCAGACTTCCGTTGATTCGAGAAGTCTCTCAAGAGCTGTTCGACGAGATGGAAAAGAACGACGCAGGTGTAATGGTCATTCGAACACTCGTCCAAGAACAAAGAACGCCTGGTGGAATTAGTAAGGAGAACAGATGAGCGAAGATTCAACTGTTTTGACTGACGAACAGATCGAGAAGCTCGCGAATAAAGCCAGCGACACATTCAAAGTGTTCATGGCTAAGAAATTTTTCGAGAAGGAGTTCAAGCAACGCTCCTTCTCCGGCCGCAACCCGACCCTTGGGCCGATGATCAAGTGCGCGCAGTGCGGCCTCCGTCACCGCGACAACGTGAAGCACGAGCCAATCAAGTACGCCAACAAGCCAGGGACACCCGAAGGTGAAAGCAATCCGATGATTGCGCAGACGAAGCGCTTTCGTCCGGTCGGAAACAAGTATTGGCGCCCACGTCCAGGAATCATGATCTGGATCCCGGATCTCAAAAAGTACGTCCGTCTCACGCGGTAAGGATCGAAAGGGGCCACATGAGTCTGTTCGGGAGTTTGTTAGGGAAATCGAAGCCGGTCACGAAGCGAATGGACGAGTCGATTGTTCCAGATGAGATCGTAAAACTGGAGCAGGATTTGTCGGATCGCGTGGCGGGGCAAGATCGAGCGATTAAGCAATTCGTGCGGATGCATGAATTTGTTCTCGGTGGGCTCACACCGCAGGACCGTCCGCTAGGTGTCGTCCTGCTTGTGGGTCCGACGGGAAGCGGTAAGACGCACATCGCCGAGACCTTCTGCGACATCATGAAGATTTCCCTGATCAAGGTCGACTGCGCGGAGTTTCAGCAATCGCACGAGATCGCCAAACTGATCGGATCCCCTCCGGGATACTTGGGACACAAAGACACAAAACCAGTCATCACCAAAGAGGCCATCACTAAACGATGGTCGGAACCCAACGCTCCGAAGTACAGCATGATTCTGTTCGACGAGATCGAGAAGGCTCATAACGCCTTTCATCAAATCCTGCTCGGCATCATGGATCGCGGAACGCTCACGTTAGGAACAAACGAAACGGTCGACCTCAAGAATTGCATCATCGTCGTGACTTCGAACCTGGGCTCAGGCGAAGTGAAGAAGCTTCTGCAAACCGGCGGCTACGGGTTCGTGAAGAAGAACGAAGGCACGTCGGTATCCGGTGAGCTGGCTCTCGATGAGGATATCTACCGCGCGTCGAAGGACGCGGTGAAGAAATTCTTCTCGCCCGAATTTTTCAACCGCATCGATCTGATGGTTGTGTTCCGCTCGCTGACGGAAGACGTGCTCCGGCGAATCCTGGACATCGAGTTGAAGATTGTGCAGGACCGGGTACTGAAGGCTGGCAAGTTCATCCACATCGATGTCACCAACCGCGGCAAGGAGCTCCTGATTGCGGAGGGCACGAGCAAAGAGTACGGAGCTCGTCACCTGCGGCGCTCTATCGAGCGGTTCCTGGTAAGCAAGATCACCCGCGCCCTGACTACAAAGCAAGCGCAGCCGGGAGACATGATTCTCGCTGATCACGAACCCGGCGCGAAAGGACTGGTGCTCGACATCGCGAAGGGTGCGATGGAGATCCCCCAGCCCACAGAAAAGCCAGTGTGCACAGCCATCGTGAAGAAGCCGAAGCATGCCTTCATCAACCCCGAGGATCGTCAGGCGGCAAGTCCGTATCGGAGCGCGATCGACCCTGAGTACTGCGGCCGTTGCGGATTCCGGTGGTACGACAAACACCTTTGCGCAGATCTGACTGACTCTCCTCTTTCGCGTTTCCGAAAAAAGATGGACGAACGGAGGCTCAAGTCGTAATGGATCACGTTCAGCAACCGTACGGAAGCAATCTTTGCGGACAGGCGTGCATTGCGATGCTCTCCGGGTCATCACTTAATGACGCTGTTCGGCTTGTAGGAAAGAGCGGCTTGACACGAACGCGCGACCTCGTCGCGGCGATTCGTACCGGGCGCGGTTTCTTGATGGGGGTGAGATGCCCTGACTCGCTTATTCGTTTGCGCGAGAATTCCCTTCCCCGCAACTGCATTGTCAAGGCATCAAGTCCAGACCGGAAGCGATCGCATTGGATGTTGATTTGGAAATACGTCTTGCACGACCCATCGGTCACGTTCTTGTCTCCCGATGTTTGTCGTTGGGATATCACGTCGTACTTGCCACTAATCGGTGGAATCTGCGGGAGAGACTCATGAGCACATTGAATTGGTATCAGGACGAAGCGAAGGGAACGGCCGTCTACAAGGATCAGACGAAGATCGATCCGCTGACATACGCCGTGCTAGGCCTCGTGGGCGAGGCCGGAGAGCTGGCGAACAAGCTGAAGAAATTTCATCGCGCGAATCAGGAACCCGATCCTGCGGTCCTCGCCGACGAACTCGGTGACGTGTTGTGGTACGTGGCAGCGGTGGCTCGAGAGATCGGCTACAGCCTGTATTGGATTGCGAGGATGAATCTGCAAAAGCTCGCGAAGCGCGCCGCCTTAGGGGAGCTCAAACATCATGGCTAATTTTGGGTCGATCGTAGAGTGGGTGCTCCGACTAGAAGACCGGACGCTCGCAGGAAAGACGGTGAACCTGGGTGATGGCGCCGGCCTGACGCGGTTCGGCATTACCACGAAGAATTGCCCCGGCATGCCTCGGGAGTTTTGGGAATCCATGCCCACCGAACAGGCGATCGAGTTGGCGAAGCAATTCTACTACTCGAAGTATTGGCAGCCGATCCGCGGAACCTCGATTCTCAGCGATGAGGTTGCGGCGACTCTCATGTCGTTCGCGGTCAATGACGGGGTGTACTCCGCAGTCAAGCTGATCGAGGATGTCATCCACCAGGACCGCGACGGCGTCTTCGGTCCCAACGACTTAGCAGCCGTAAACCAAGCAGAGCCTGAACAGCTGGCTGCTGCACTCAGGGACGAGCAGGAAGCGAGATACCAGGCGATCGAGGCCCGGATACCGTCGGACCAAAAATTCGACCGTGGGTGGCGCAAGAGGGCATACGTCCATTACCCAGACCTTCCGTGAGCAAGATTTTGTATTTTACAACACAAGGATCGCGTAAGTATAGCGTTTTCAATAACTTAAATACAGTCACCAGAGAGTCATGCCACCACTGGTCAGTATTACGGAGGGGAGAGTGCGATACCAATATAGCTGTTCTGGTTGTGACGGAACCGTTTCCAAGCCTGCCGTGAGTACGGACAAGGAAGGGAAAATGGTCCACGGTCTTCACGGCTGGAAGTGCCCCACCTGTGGGCCCACGAGTGTCAAACGTTCCCTGAAAAATTCTGATTAGTCACCTGGAGAAATCCCGATGCCCGTATATGTCTATGAGTGTTCTGAAGGTCACCAAACAGATCGCGTGAAATCGATCAAAGTTTCTGATCGAGTTCTGAACAACGATGTTTGCGAAATCTGTGGAAAGAAAGCAAAACTTATTCCTTCCCGCACCAGTGCCCCGATCCTTGTTGGTCGCGGTTTTCATGCGAACGACTACGCGGCACCCACCAGGTAAGTAAAACCCACCCATCGTTTGTTGAGGGGCGACCTTTCCCGAGGTCGCCCTTTTTCTTTTGGAGAATCACCATGAGTTTTTTCAAAGGCCTCGTTGACGATCGCATGAAAGACGTCAACCCCGTCCAGGTCATCACCATCGCTCTCGGATTGGCCATCATTGTGTGGGGGTCGCATGTTGCGTTTCACACGCACGCTATGCCGAACCTGAACGGAATCGGTGAAGCCCTTGGCGGGGCTGGTCTAGCGAACGCAGCGCACAAAGCGGAAGACATCATCGACAAGTTCAAGAAGCCAGTCGATCAGCCTAAAGGGTAATCATCATGCCGTTTGAAAGCCTCGCACAAGAAGGGTTCGCTCACGAGCACCCAGAGAAGTTCGGCGGCAAAGCTGTAGTCAAAGAGTTTGATCAAGCAACGAAGGGAAAGAAGCTCCCGAAGCGCAAGCGTCCGAAGCCAGAACCAGAACCTCCAAAGCCCTCAGTTCGTATGAGGCACCACGCGCGCCCGCGCTAAGGAACAAGATCATGGCTACCCCAGATGGAGTGAAGCAGGCCGCGGATGCGGTCGCAGCGAGCAAGAAGGTTCTAGACGATGCCGACAAGTTTCAGAAATCGGCCGGCGGACCACTTAAGAAGGAAACGCCAGCTGCGCCTGTTAAGTCTGCTCCGAAAGCTAAAAGCTCGGGACTGCTAGCTGAAACAGAGTCTGCAGCCGCGGGTCTTAAAGCCAAGTCGGCCGCTGTCAAGGAATACACCGACTCCCTTCCGAAAATGCACGACGGTGGGAAAGTCGAGAAAGATGGGGCCCACAATCTTAAGAAGGGCGAGACCGTTCTTCCGGCGGATGAAAAGAAAGCCGTGAAAGTTCTGAAGTCCAAAGCATCCGGTGTGATGTCTGCCGCGATGGACGAGGACGACGAGCCGAAGGGTGAAGAGAAGAAAGAGTCCAAGAAGGACGAGAAGTCGGAAGGAAAGCACAAGACCTCCGACAAGCACAATCCGGCGCACGAAGAGAAGACGGTGAAACATAACTTTCACCGCACAGAAACCATTCATCACAAAAACGGATCACATACCGTAACGCATTTTCCGCACCCACCGAAGCCGTCGACCGATGGCAGCCCGGTTGAGCAGGATGAGCCAGTTAGCTACGCCGCGCCAGATATGGCCAGCCTTCACCAAGGCATGGACGCCAATCTCGGCGGCGGAGAAGCCGGCGGAGAACCTAGCGGCGCCCCCGAAGGCGGAGCCCCAGCACAAGCATAAAACGAAGAACCGAGAACGACCCGGATTGGGTCCTTCGAAGGTCACGGTCATGTCCGAACCCATTTTTAAGACGGAGTATTTGTACGCAGAAGCGAACACTCTTGCGGCGAAGTCTGAAGAAATACTTTCAGTAAAGCACTTCTGGAAGGTCGCCGATCGCGACCTTGCAGGCCCAGCTCCGAAGACTCTTGAGGAGCTCATTCTCCGCGCGAAGAACTACATCGCACTGGACATCGCGATCGCGAAAGCACCAGACCAGACGAACGCCGACGTTGCAGCTTGTGTCAAGCGGCTGGAGATTTTGAAGAACTGTCCGTCGTCCCTCGAGACGATGAACTTTCTTCGGTTCATGTGCCGCACGAACTTGCTGTTCCTCGGCCGAGAGATGTTCAACAGGGCGTTCACGTTTTTGACGCACGCGCCTGTTTGCAACTTCTTCGTGCAGAAGGATTCCAGCAAAGAGATCTACGAGCAAGACGAAACGAAAGAGCGTCTGCTTCTTTACCCTCGCGGCAGTTTCAAGTCCACGCTCGACGTCATCGATTGCGTTCAGTGGATCATCAACTTCCCGAACATTCGTATTTTGATTCTCGCGGCCGAGACCGGCCTGGCCACTTCGTTCATCGGCGAAATGAAGAATTATTTCTTCGTCCCGAAGAACGGAGAGCCCACCAATTTCCAGAAGCTCTTCGTCGAGTGGACCATTTCGTCCAGGACGGAAGGCGCCGAGGACCAGTTCATTTGCCCGTGCCGCTCCGTCGGCGACGAGAAGAAGAAAGATCCGACAGCATGGTCGGCATCGATTCTGTCGAACCTGCCTGGTTGGCACTGCGACCTGGCGAAGGGCGACGACGTCGTCAACGACAAGAACTCAGAAACGTCGGCCCTCGTAGCCAAAGTAATTCGCAAGGTCAATTACGCCGCGTCTCTCGTGGACCCAGGCGGATTCATAGATTTGCTCGGCACTCCGTACGCCGGCAATGATCTCTACACATTCACCGCGGAGAAAGCGGAAGGCAACGAGCTTCGTAAGTTGGCTGTTCCGTCCCGCTGGTTGATCCCGGCATCGCAGCACAAGGATGACCGCGATTGCACCGACGTGGATTACGAACTCTTGTTTGAGTTCGATAAGACCGGTCGCAAGCGCCTGACGAACGATTTTCTCAACAAGAAGAAGCGCAAAGACCTTGGCATTTATTTGTCCCAGTACATGCTGAACGCGTCGGGCATTCGCAAGGTGAAGTTTTCGATGGACCTGATGGTCTCTCGAACGATCTCACTCGAGCAGCTTCCGCATCAGCTTCGGTACTACATCCTCTGGGATTTCGCCTACGCGGCTCACCTGGGCAGCGATTATTCGTGCGGAGCGGTGATCGGCTTAGACGTCGAGAATCGCGCATACGTCGTGGAGGTCTTTCGCGACCACTACATCGACAGCGAGCTAGCGAGGGAGGTTGTCACCTCCTATCAGAAGTATCAGCCGCGGTTGGTGTGCATCGAGAATTCTAACGGCGCTCAGTTCCTGGAACAGACGATCCGTCGATACGCAGAAGAGGCGGGGATTACGTACATCCCTCTGGACTTCTTCAAGGTCGACAATTCAGCAAACGCAAAGGCAGCCCGAGTGGGCTCTTTGCAGCCTCGTCTTCTCGGCGGCGAGCTGTTCTTCATGAACACGCTCACTTGTCTGGAGGATCTCTACAAAGAGTTCAAAGATTTCGGAACGTCAACGCACGACGACATTCCGGATTCCATCAGCCATTACCTTCGAGTTCTTCCGGCCGGTGTCACCGAACCTGGAGGACCTGGCGGGAAAGAGCGCATGGAGAAATTCCACAAGGCGCTCAAAGAAAAAGATTTCTACGACATGATCTTCCAGCAGGGAGATTACGCACCAGTCGTTTCGCAAGCACCCATCGTTCCTGAATTCGGCACCGGTGAGTCGCCCGACACAGACCTCTACGATCCGTACGGGATCCCGAACTTTAAATAAAAGGCAGCTATGTCACGCGTCGATCCGCTGAAAGGCACAAGTACAGCGGGACTCCTCAAGCAAGAAGACGTCAAGAGCCCCATGGAAGTGACGGATGATGCTGCGCTGAAGATCGTAACACTCGACGCAAAGATGACTCGGTCCTGGATCGAGAGTCGCTATTTCAATATCCGATGGGTCGAAGTTGACCTGCTGTATCAATCCCCTCCGACGCTAAGAACGTGGGAAGGGACGTCGATGCCGAAGGCGAACATCGCCAAGTTCACGGTTGCGACTCACGTCAACGCCATCAACTCAAAGCTCGTTGGCGGTTTGTTCTACGAAGAGCCTCCATTCAGATTGACTCCGAAGCCGAGTCTCTCTGCGAACACAGCTCGCGCAATCGAAGAAATAAGTTCCACACAGCTTGACGAGATGAACTTCAAGCAGGAAGTGAAGTACGGATTTTTCTCGTGCCTGCTAAACGGAACCGGAATTTGGAAGTGGGGCTGGAAGGATTATTACAAGACTGATTGGGAGTTCACTCCCGTCGACGAACCTATGAAGGTAACAGGGTCGGACGGTCAGACGTCAGAAGTTCCGACTCAAGATTCTGACAACTTCAAAATGACGCGGAAGGAGAATCTTTGCGCTCATCCGTTCTTCGAGAACTGCGATATTCGTACGGTCCTGGTCGACCCAGGCTGCCGCGTTCCTGATATTCGCTTTGCCAAGTTCGTCATTCACGAATTTCCCGTCACGTACAAAGACCTGATGCGGATGAAGGACGAGGTCTACTACAACGAAAAGAACGAACCGATTTACCGTTACAACCTTCCGAGCGAAGAGGTAGTTCGCCAGTGGTTCGACGGAACTCAAGCCATGGATCAGGGTCAGGCTATCGCCGGCCAGAACATGGTATCGGGTCAGAACAACACGCAATTCGTTCAGCACGCGGCGCCCCTGTTCCAAAAGACGACAGAGGATCCACTGAACGAACCACTGCTCCTTCAAGAGCGTTGGGACTGCGACAAGGTCATCACCGTCCTTGCCGGACAGCGTGTGATCCGCAACGAGCCTAACCCGTTCGGTTGCATTCCATTTTATTCAGTCAACTGGTGGATGATCCAGGATTGCTTCTGGGGCCTCGGCCTTGGGACCGCCCTGGGAGGCGAGCAGCGCCTCCAGCAAGGTTTCATCAACGCCGTTGCCGATATCGGTACGTTAGCAGCTAATCAACCTATCATCAGATCGCGCGGCGCGAACATCAACACCCAGCAAGTTCGAGCTCGGCTTGGTGGCTTCATCGACGTCGATGGAGACGCGACGAAGGCGATGCATCCGATGGATCTTCCCAAGATTCAAGGGGAGATGTTCCAGGTTGTCGCGGCTTCCGAGTCACGCACCGAGTCGACTTCAGGCGCGAGCGAAATGCTCACGATGGGTTCATCGAAGCCCAGCGGTCGCGGTTCGTCCATGGGACGAACAGCTACTGGCGCGGGAAACATGATGCAAGCAGCCGTCGATCGTATCGGCGGACTGGTAGAAGACTTCAACCGACAAGTGTTCCAGCCGTGGTTGTGGAAGATGTACGACCTCAATCGTATGTTCCTTCCGCCATCCGTGTTCCGCGAAATCCTCAACGACAAGCTCGACAAAGAAGTTCACGCCTCGTTCAAGGACTTCATGGGAGCCAAGAAGGGCATTAAGGCCTTCTCCGTTCTTGCTGGTAGTCACATGGCCGCGCGTCAGCAAATGGCGCAGTCGATGCCGTTGATTATGCAGTATTTCACGAACCCAGCACTGGCCGGTCAGATTGCCGACATCAACGGGGAGTACATCGCTTACTCCGAATTGCTCCACATGCTAACGGATGTGAGCGGTTACGGGAGCGGATCCTACTACTCCATCTTCCGACCTCTAACAGCCCAGATGAAAGCGCAGCGCGCCGCACAGAATCCGGCCGCAGCCAAGATGGCAGCGCAGTCAGCTAACAACACGCAGAAGGGTGACATCAAGTCCCAGTTGCAATCGCAACAATGGACGGAGCGAGCGGCCGGAGACATCATCCGCCACTCACTTAAAGCAGCCGGAGACACTGAAGCAGTTCAAGGAAGTCCCGGCGGAAATGGATTTGGAAGTCAAGAACTTGAAGCATAACGTGCTCCCGCGAGGAATCACATGAGTGTTTTAGATGAATTCGAAACCGGGCCGGTAGAAGGGTTAGTGCCGATCGCGATGAGGGACCCGAACTTCTTGAAGCTCACACCTCAAGACAAGGTCACGCTCGCGCAATTTGCTAACTCTCCGGCCCACGCAGTTTTTCTTAAGCTTGCCGAAGGCGAGGTCGAGAAAGCTGAAACAGCTCACTTCAAGACGTGGAAAGACGAAGCAGAGTTTCAACGCACCGGAATATTCGCAGTGGCTATGCGCGTGTTCGTCGAACGCCTGGGCGCGGAGATCCAACGACAGGTTGAAGAGTTTTCCGGCGAAGTCGAATTCGCGAAGCAGAAGAGATCGCAGCTGGAGAAATCTCCAGAAGAACAAATCCAAGAAGAGTTCAGATAAGGACAAACAATGATCGCTCCAACTTTTGATCACGGCAACGACTCACTCTGGTTCGTAGTCGCGGTTATCGCGATGTGGTGTGCAGCCGTCGGTGACGACCTGGTGACGCGCATTGGTATTTGGTATCACGGCGAGACGGAAGCTAACCCGCTTTATCGCAAGCTTATGCCGCTCAGTCTTTATAAGTGGTGGTTCGACGGAGCTGCCGGCGCATTCGCGGATGCCGCAGTACGATTCGTGCTCTCCATCTTGCTAGTCGTGGCCAGCAAGTCCATCGGCTACGCGGACAACGCGCACTTCTACCTACCGTTCGGTTTAGCCGCAGGCATCGGCGGTTTGGTGGTTCGCAACTGGCTCTTGATTCGCAAGAAGCCTGTGACCGCAACAATCGGTCAAGTTTCTTAAACAAATTTTCAGATTAAGGAGACCACCATGTTTACAGAAATCAAAGCTTATTTCGCCGAGATCGATGCAGAAGCGAAGCTCAAAGCACAGACTCTGATCATCAAAACATACCACAAGATTCTCGCCGAGGACGCCGCGCTAGTCGCGAAGATTGAGGCTGAGCTGGCCGCAGCGGTCGAGTACGTTGAATCAAAGGTTTAATCGTCATGAATCCATGGGTCAAAGGACTGTTAGGCGGATCCATAGCGGGAGCGGGCCAAGGAGTTCTCATGGGTCTGGCTGCCAACGGTATCGCCCCAGGACAGTTTAATTTTCATGGCCACGCGCAAGGAATTTTTGTGATAGCCGGGTTGGCTGCTTTGTTCGGTTCGATCATCGGCACCGCGACATACCTCGCGAAGAGTCCCCTCCCGTAGTTGAAGTTTCAGAAACACACAACTTAATCGCAGGTCACTTTGAATTACGCAGCGGATTGCTGCCCAAGGAGAAGTCAAATGAAGTCCGTCCAAGAACTAGTAGTTGCAGGGAAAGTCCCGGGAGATACCCGGGCCGCAGAGAACCAGCAGGGCTATCCGAATGGCTGGCCTCTGTTCAGCGATATCTCTAAGCAGGTCGCGTACGACTGGAACAATCTACCCTCTGACCGAGTGCGAGTTCTGAAATCTGCACCGGATTATAAGGCAGCACTCGACGCTTTCTTGCTCGAGCCGGCGACACCAGTCACGGTCACCGATGTGCCCACCATCACTCTCGCGCCGTCTCCGGAAGAACAGATCGTAGACACGACCCCTCCTCCGGCGGGTGAAGTAGTTCCCCCAGCGCCAGCTTCGGCCACGGATCCGGTTGTCGAGGATGAGCCCGAAGGAACCAAGTCCGGCCCCTTCGTAAAAGTAAAGGGCGGATGGGAAGCGCGCGTGGAAGCCATCGACGGCTCCGGCGTTCAAGTCTACAAAGGCAAGACCAAAGACGAAGTCAGCGCGAAGCTGATCCAGGCCCAGCAGCACGCGACGGCCAAGATTCGTCAGCAGGAAGAAGAGAGGCAGCGTTTGCTCGCGGAAGAGCCGGCCGACCTGGCTCCTGTTCGCAAGCGTCTGGCCCCGCGCAAGTTGACGGCGGATGAGCAGTTCGAATTCGCGGAAGCGATGTCGAGCGGCGATCCGACCAAAATCAACCGAGCGATGGCGAAGAGAGACGAGATCATTCTCGGCGGACCTGTCGAAGAAGTTGTCGGACAGGTGAACGAAACCCGGGACGCTCTCGAGTTCGAATCGTACAAGGCTACAGCCAAATCGTTCATGAAGCAGAACCCGGACGTCGCCTTCACCAAGCAATTAGGTGACGACATCGACGCGATTCTCTCCGAGAACAACTGGGCGTACACCGTTCGCAATCTGAACAAAGCTCTTGCTCAGTTGACGACCGAAGGAAAGATCACCTCAAAAGTTTCGACACCCGCGACGGAAGAGGATCTACCGATCCCCACTTCGTCTCGTGAAGCGGCGCCAGTAGTAGTCCCACCGGCACCGCCCGCAGCAACAGTACCAGCAGCAAGGCCGACACCACCCTCCTCCGCAGCACAGGGAGAAGGCAGGTTACGGCCAGGGTCCGCATCCACAGGAGTATCACCACGCCAAGCCAGTGTCCGGCACGGCGCGACTCCGCAGCAAACAGTGGGGCTGACCGCCGAGGAATACAACAGGATGTCCGTCAGCGATACGCGTCGCAAGTACAAAACTGACCCGGGATTCAGGTCAGCTGTCGACAAGTTAATTGCTGAAGGCAAGATCTGACGTAAACCGCGCACCTGTAATACCCACCAAGGAAACACCTCGCCATGTCTTTGGGCTTCCCTGCATCAAACGTCACCGGCAATTTGCCGCAGTCGACGGTCAAATTCTATGACAAAGATTTCATAGAAAATCTAAAGGCGGAAACTCCTTTCGTGCGTTGCGCGGAACGGCGTGATCTGCCACTCAACAGCGGTAACCAGTTGGTTCTGTTCGAATACAACACGTTCGGCGCCAACACCGCGCAAGCGACGGAAGGCAACCCGGCCGCAGGTATCGCGACCTCTCTGGTCTCGAACACCTCGACCATCGGCGAATACGCGGATTACGCGTCGTTCAGCTCTCTGGCACTCGCCACCGCAATCGACGACACCCTCGGAAACGTGGCCAAGGAAATGTCTTACCGCCTCGGTCAGTCTCTGAACAACCTCGTACGCTTCAGCGTCGACGGCGCCAGCGCCATCGATTCGTCTGTCCTCGTACAGTTGGCGGCTGCTTCCAGCTCCAGCTTCACCTCTCTGTCGATCGGCACCATTCGCGCCGCGATCCAGTCTCTGGCTGGCCGCTCCGTGAAGCCGTTCATGCAAGCGAAAAAGCGTTTCGCTGGGATCATCCACCCATTTGCTTGGGGCGATGCGATCAACGACACCAGCAACAACAGCCCGGTGGATATTTTGAAGCACACCTCCGAAGGGCTGATGAAGATGGAAGAGCTGCCCAGCGCAGACCTCACGGAAGTTTTCGAACTCCCGGGAACCGCGGTGGACTTCTTCCAGACAAACCTCGTGACCTTCACGTCGAACTACAAGACGACTGGCGCGACGGCCCTCAGCACGTACATCTTCGGGCGCGATGGAGTCATTGCCATCAATCTCGCGGGTCGTGGAGACACGGCGTACGGCGACGGGAACTATCGCGGTATCAAGTGCAACGTGGTCCAAAACGCTCCTGTGAGCGTCTCGGATCCCGAGGGCTTGATTCCCGGCTGGACCAGTTACAAAGTGCATTTCACTGTAACTCTTCCTCCCGACCCGACGCAGCGCGTGCGCATTATCCAGGCGCTCAGCGGAGTTAGCTAGCCAAAAAGTTCCTAGCCGAGGGAACACAAATTCGGTAAGGGTAGCGGGGTGTGCCTCGAACACACCCCGATTATCCGACTCATTCGAGGTGAGTTAAATGTACCCAAAGAACACGTCTGAAACTCCCGCAATTCAACAGTTGTTTTCCAACTACAAGTATTGGGCGAAAAGGAGACAACTGGATTTTGATTTAAAGAAAGAACAATTCGAATTTCTCATCAAGCAAGAGTGCTTCTATTGTGGAGCACTGCCTTCTACTGTTTGTGTCAAACGCCACAGCTCGTGCACCTACAACGGCATCGATCGAAAAGATAATCGAATAGGGTACACAAGAGAGAACTGTGTTCCGTGTTGCTACACCCACAATCACATGAAGTCAAATAAGACTTCTGAAGAATTTATCGCGGCTTGTCGGTCAGTTGTTGATCGAGCCGATGCTATGTCTGTAGTCAGCTAAACCTACGCGCGAGGGTATCGCGCACACAACTCAATCGGATGGAGGGGCTTCCTCAGCCCCTCTGTCTACATAATCCCCCCAACAAGTTTGGAGGATTATGTAGATGTGTTTTGAAGATAAAGCATCGCCCCAGGGAGACCCGCGGCGGAAGACGTAGGTCCCAAGGGGAACAACGTGTCGAAACCTAATCTGAGCATCGGACCAGCGAACAGCGATTCGAATGCTTTTGAGGTAGTTGGAAGAAACGGTCTCCCTGTTGCGTGGATAGACTCCCTCGGAAATCCCGGTGGGAATTTGGGCAGCCGCGCATCCTCCCCCACATTCTCTACCGGGGTGATCGACGCGACCAATCCAGCTTACGGTATGAAGTGGGACGCGAAGCAGTTGCAGACTGCTAACTTTACAAGCGGGTCTAATGTTGTCACCACCACGACCCCGACATTCTCTCCTACCGATGTCGGAAAGGCCTTTTGGGCATTCACAAAATGTGTCGGCGACGACCCTACTCCCACGTTTACGCCGGCCATCGCTCGCACGACCATTACCGGATTCATTTCCCCGACACAAGTCACCGTGGGAGCTAATGCTAGTGCTCCTCCTGCGTTTGCAAACACAGGTTGTATCATTTTCGGCACCCCGGATGATGCCGCTCTGGCCTTAGTGGAAGCAGCGGCTCTAGCCTCGCTAACTTGTCCATTTATTCTGTTTCCTCCGCTGGGTACGATTTTAGAATCACCGCACTTCATCCAGTCAGTTCCGTCGTGTAACGCCACTGCTCAAGCGAAAGGTGAAAACTTAATCGGATGGGGCCAAATGTTCGCTGGCTGGGGCAAGGGCGTTAGCATTCTCTTTTTGTCGCCCAACTTCGCTAACAACATCGCTGGCTGTACCGGAGGAAGTACAGGTAAGGGCTGCTTCTTTGGGCAGCAAGGCATGCATCTGCGTGGGTTCCAGTTTCAAGGTGGGGCGATGCTATCCACCGGGTTCGCCACACAGAAAAACATTGTGGAGTTCGCCAGCGACACACTTGTGGAAGATGTCGGTTTTTATATGTTCGGCGGCAATGATGTGAACGTCCAGTGCCTCGTCACGCCTATCGGGGAAGTGAACTTCACCAACGTCGCGACGATGGATTTCGGGACGGGGTGGGGCGTCAACACCGCTGGTGGTGGCAGTGGCGGCTTTTGGTCACTTGTTCACTCTTCTCTCGGCGGACACTGCAAAAACGGGCTGGTGACTCTGGGAACAGGCTCCATATTAAACTCTTATAGCTCATATTTTGCGTCGGGAAATTGCTCTCAGGCGAGTTGGACTTTTATCACTTTGGGGCAAAATGCCACATGGAACTCCCACAGCGATCTGGTTTTTCAAGACGGGAGTGCCTTAGCGCAAGTAGGAATACAGCCGCAAAGTTCAACGGCAAGTACAGTCAACCTTTTTGGAACAACCATCGCGGTGCCTCCGGGATATGCCTATCTCAGCAACAATCCGGGTGTTGTTAATTGCCACGGATGCGTACTACAAGGCCAAGTATTTTTGAACAATGCCGGGGCAGTATTCAACGACTTTGGTGGTGGGACCTTCTCTTCTTTTGCGGGAAGCGGACCCGTCAACGGCGTTCAATCGCTCATCGGCAACCAGCTTAACACTGCGGTAGCTTCGCGGAATACGGCACTGGGCACGACCACATTGCTTGCGTCTACAGCTAGTGTTGCTGGACAAAACTCGGTACTCACTCTTTCTCTTTACGCCTACGATTCAGCGGCTGGGGCAAGCTGCACCGGGAACACGACAGTTACTTGGACTATCAGTTACACCGACCCCACGAATACCGTGCAAACACAAACTGCGACGGAAACGATCACTACCAACGGCGGCGCAACAGGCGGCGATAAGCTACAGCAAACTTTCACATTTCAGATTAAGGGCGGCACGGCAGTTACATATTCAACCGCATACACACCAGGCTCTGGTTGTGTCACGAACCCCAGTTACGCAGCACAATTGACATTGAAGTAAAAGGGAGAGACATGAAAGCTATTCGTATTTACACACTGAAAGGCTGCCCCACTTGCGAGGAAGTTAAGAAGTTTATACAGGGCATCTCACTCGAATTTGAGGAGATAGAAATTGGCATCGACCCAATCGCCCAAGGCGGCATTAAAGCACTGGTCGGAAATGTGCAAGCGCCTATAACCATCTCGTTCTTTACGAACGACGTAATCATGGGCAACAACGTGGAGAAGCTGAATGAACTGGCAGATTCTGTTAAGCAGCTTCGCGCAAGCGCATTTAACCCTACTGCTAAGTAAGGGTACTATTTTTGACCGCTTCTGGCCTAAGCGTCTATCTGCACTTCGTAGTTGTCCAATGTGTTTGGGTTTCTGGACTGCTGGCATAGTCTCCATCTTCGTCGGCTGGAAGTTGTGGCTGGGCATCGCGGCCATCGGGCATCTCATTTACCTCATTCGAGAAAAATATCTACCTTGTGCGGCATGCTCGGCTCCCGAACTGCCCGCCTTTAAAATTTCGTAATCGGTCTAAGGAAAACCGTCGTGCCCACAACTTTTGTACAAACCAGCGCGGTGAATAATAACGTAATCGGTTTTCAGAGCAACGTCACTCTTGGAAATATTTTGATTGTGGCTTATGCGGATAGCACCGCCGCAACAGGTATAGCTGACACCATGGGCAATACCTGGACTCTGGTAGCACCTGGCGGCGCAAACGAAGCCGCAGTGTGGTGGGCAAAAGCGAAAAGTACCGGTCCATGTTCCCTTACTATTTCCGCCACTGTTGTTAATCCCGGACTGGTGATTGCTGAATACGCGGGACCAAACGGCGCATCAGGTTCCAGTCCTTATCAAATTATTGGGGCAAACGCGACGGCAGTAAATGCAGGACCCGCAACTGCGGTAGCTGGGGCGTTCACAGTAATTTATAACTTCGGTCAAAGCACGACTTATGTAAGCAGTTCTGGAGGCACGCCGAGACAATCGCCATTCGGTACCACGCGTTTAAATCTAATAGACAACGTATCAGCCACAGGTTCTTACACGGAAACAGGAACTATGTCCGGAGGATCCACTAACCAGTTCGGCGGTTCTGCGATAACGATTGGTCTTGGTTTGGCGCCGGCAGCGACTCCGACGTACAGCCCCGTTGCGGGCTCGTATGGATCATCGCAATCTGTGACCATTACTTGCACGACTCCAAGCAGCACGATTACGTACACGACTGACGGAAGTACGCCGGTTCCCGGGTCACACGGCACTGTTTATTCCGGCCCGGTCTCCGTCACCACAACTCAAACGATTAAAGCCGTTGCGTCAGCAACGAACTTTGTCAACAGCGCGGAAGCGGACGCCACGTACACAATCACTGGTGGAGGCACACCAGGATCCGCACCCAGTTCAGGGTTGCAGTCAGTTCAGTTTTTCGGTCGTCTCCCTAACGGACAAATTGCAGCGGTTGCCGTGGACACCCACGGAAACCTGGCGATCTCAGGAGGCACCGGCGGCGCGATCAACACCGTCGACGTTCTCGGCAACGGTCAAGCCACACCCGCGATGCTTTACGGTGCAACGCCGAGCAGGAAGGTAGTCGCCGTCGCAGTGGACGCGAACGGAAATCTTTGTGCCACGGTCGGAACAGGTGGCGGGAATCCGAATACCACAGTCGACATCGCGGCTTACGCAGTTCCTACACCGGTTCAGGTTGTGGGACGAGAACCGATAAGCGGCACTCTATACGCGGTTCCGTTGAACGCATCAAACGCGCTTTTCAATTCCGTGAATCCAGGCAGTACACCGACAGCATCTCTCGCAGCTCCGTTGGCGAAACCACGCAAGTTGATTTTGTGTGGACGCACACCGAGCGGACAGATCGTGGCGGTGGCTCTGGACGCATCCGGCCGGCTGTGCATCTCGGGCAGCGGGTCTAGTGGATCCGTCAATGTCGTCGACGTCTACAAGAACGGTCAGCCTCTCGGAATTCAAATCTTCGGCATCAACGCTTCGGGAAGCTTGCAGGCAGTGCCTCTCGATGCAAACGGAAACCTATCACTCTCTTAAGCAACGGCATGGGCATCCGAACACAGCAGCATGATGCCCACCGTCTTTCTAGGTAGTACCTCCATGAAAATTCCGTACTCGTATTTGTTACTCGGTCCAGGTGCGCTCTTTGCTCTCGGATTCGTTTTGAACGCAGTCGTTATGGCTGCGAACCACGGACAGATGCCCGTCCTCATTCCGGGCGGCATCGCTGACGGCTGTCCACTCGACCCTCAAGACTTCCTGCACTCCTGTATGACTAGCGCAACGCATCTGAAAATCATCGCAGATTGGGTTGTGGCGAAGAGCCTCGGGGTAGCAAGCCCAGGAGACTTCTTCTTGTGGGCTGGTGATTCGTCATTCTGGCCTGCGTTAACAGCTTGGATAGCGCTGATGCTCAAAGGCAATCGCTAGAAAAATATTCTTAAAGTAGAGCTCCCCGAGGAGGGAATCTCATGGCAAACATCGGTACAGCAAATATCGTTCGCAAGCAAATGCCCTCCGGAGCACCGGAGCACGTCAAGCGTAGGTTGATGGGAACATCGGCCGACTCCCGCGCCCCATGGGAGACCTACACCCAAGCGGATCCTCTAGCCAACTGCTCAGAGCAGATGAAGGCAGAGATCGCGGAGTACTCCAGGAAACATCACGGCACAACTTCCTCACAGAACGTGGAGGAGTTGATCCGACAGAAAGAGATGTCGACGGAGATGGTGAAGGAATACAAGTGGTACAAGCAAGAAGAGCTTGTGGATTCACCCGAGCGCGTCGGCCGCATCATGCACTGTCTCGAATTCCTCCGGCTGTTGGAGACGATTCGCCCAGCCTATCTGTCGGCGAATATTCGCAAGGGCCTGAGTGGCCTCGCCGTCTGGCATCCGAAAGATGTCGTCGACGAAGAAACGGGCACGACGAAGCGAGTCGATTGGCAGTACGTATGTGGTGTTCAAGTCGGGTTCATGCACGAGTTCTCAAGCATGCACTTCGACAAGCGCGGCCTGCCGCTGAACGAGAAGTGGCGTGGATGGCGCACCGTTCTCCTCCGCCTGATTCAACTGGGTCATGTAACAGAGCAGCAAGCTCTAGACGTGTTCGGTGATCCTACCGAGTCCGGCTCGCGCAGATACAGAGAGCAGTTGTTCTGCTTCCGAAATCGCAAACGCGACGAAGCAGATCACAAGGATGAATAACATGTTTCTTTCATGGTCACCAGTCGAAGGAACTCACAATTACACCACGCTAGGCGTTACGGCTACCCCGCATAACGTGCTGGCCTCCAAAGGCGCCACAGCTCACACAATCGCTGGAACTCCAGGGACCGGTCAGATCCGCCTCGGTAAGTAAGAAAGTTTCAAGCCACACAACTTGAAAAGTAAGGGCGCCGATCGTTCGGTGTTCGCTATTCGCGAATACCGAATCGACGCAACGCCACCAGTACGACCAGACGGTGCTGCCGGACGAAGTTGTTACCCGGGCGGTCTGGACGTGCTCAGGAGAAATGCCATGAGTAAGGATAAAGAAATAAAATCGCAACTGCCTCAGGCAGATGCGAACGACGGCGGCTTGGGAGAAATACTGATCTCGCAGTCGATGAATGATCTAGTCCCAGCAACGACTCGTCTGAAGTCTCAAGATGAACTCAATTCCGAAATGACGTTGATTCGTCTGGAATCTGAGAAGCTCCGGTTGGAGAAAGAAAAACTCGAACTCGAAAAACTGAAAAACGACGTTTTGGAAATTCGCCGGCAGAAAGAAACCGACCGTATTTCCCGCGAGACGGTTCAGGAGTCTCTGAACTTCACGACCGAAAAGCGCATCAACGACGAGACGAATTGCACCCACATGAAGGGCGGCGATTCCGGATCGATGATGAACGGTGGTCCGGCTCAAGGCAACGATGCCTCGAACTACGCCATGTTCCAACACACGCTAACCACGGGAGTCACCTTCCGTCTGTGTTCGCGTTGCGGCAAGACGTGGTTCCCGAAGGACCCCGATTACCGTTGGGCGATGTCCCGTCCGACGCGCAACAGCCCGAGCACGGGTTCTCCGTCTCCGGGTCTGGTTCGTAACCAGGCGCACGTCCGCGTCAAGTCCGAAGTTGAACATCGCCAGCGTCCCCGCAGCGAGTGGGAATACGACGGCGTGTAACGAAACCCCTCGAATGAGGGGGTTTTGATGAAAGGAATATCACCAATTACCTGACCACGTAAAGGTGAAGGTGCTACCCGGCTCGACACGATTCGCACAGAAATGAGGCGTGAGTGGGGTGTAAACAGCGAGCGAAGGCTTTGTGGGTTGTGCCTGCTTTCTCCCGCAAGGGAAAAACAGCCCTCCGTTATTCCGGCGGCGAATAGAACGGCCGCGCACACATCGGAGAGAGGAAATGGGAAACAGTACAACGAAGCTCCAGAGCATCGTGGACTACGCCAGGACTTATCCTGACCTCAATCCCGTCCTCTCTACCGGTGGATTTTCTCAAGAGCCTGCACTGACGATCGCCAATGACGTCATGATCGCGATGCTCTCGAAGCCCTATGCTCCGAAATGGAATCGCATTCGGCTTCCGTTTTTCTACACCAACTCCTGGCAGCAAGACTATGCCCTGCCAGGGACCACGAATCTTGCGTGGTTGGAGTACGGCATTCTGATCGACATTAACTCGACGACAGAACCGAAAGCTAAGTACACCCTGGAAACCGATCGCGATCTGCCCGAGACGTCTGTGCAATACGGACGGCCGGGACAGACTTGCTGGTTACCAAACGACCAGCTGATTTACGGAACATGGGGTGGCGGAAACACTGGCGAAGGTAGCCAGTCGAATCCCGGCCCGGGCTCCGTGTATGGATTTCTTCTGGGCGCAGTTGCACAACCCTCTAACCCTCTTCTTCAGATTCAAGACCCCAACGGAAATTTTTGGGTGCTCACCAACGCTCTCACACAGAGCGTCACGCTCGGCCTGGTTCAACCAACGTGGCCGACCGCAGTCAAATTCCCCACACCAACAAACCCTTCAGTCGTAGCCACCACCCAGGCCGACGGCACAGGTATCTGGACTGCAATAAATCCCAAGGGTCAAGGTCTGCGTTTGAATCCTATCCCTTCGCAGCAAGGTAAGGTCTGGCAGGCTCGCGTTTTTGGGCAGGCTCGTCCGGTGCAGTTCACGTCCCTGAGCCAGGTCATCGATCCGGTTCCTGACGACTACGCTGACGTTTTCCGCCGCGGCTTCATTGCCTACTCCTACATGCATTCGAAAGATGGGAAAATCCGCGCGAAATTCCTGGATCAACAAAAGCTGTGGCAAGAATCTCTTGTGCAGTTCGTGCAGAAGGGTGATCGCGAGCGCGACAACACAGGGATCTTCCCATCAGAAGCAATCATGGCATCCCCGGGCGGTACTTATTTGGGTCCTGGCGATCCGTATCAAACCGGCGGGTACTAATCCAATGAAGAAACCCATCCTCTATTTAGTGAGGCATGGATCCACCGTAGACAGCAAACTGAAAATCTTTCGTGGCAACCGGGACTCAGCTCTCGACAAGAAAGGTTTTCTAGACGCCCACACCTTGAAAGAGTTCATGGAACGAAAGGAGTGGCATCGAATCTTTTGCTCCACTCTTACTCGTGCGATCCAGACCGCGACAATCATCTGCGACGACCAGGAAGATCACCAGCCCGAGACCATCGATGGACTCGAGCCCTGGCGCATCGGCTTCCTGACGGGCCTCCCAAAGAACGAAGAAAATAAAGTAAAGATGGCTTTTTACATCGAGCATCTTGACAAGACTCCCGAAGGCGGAGAGTCCCGTCGTGACTTTGAGGCGCGCGTCTGGCCGGTCCTGGCAGAACTGATTCAGATCGGATGGGAGCAAGGCATACCCTGCATTGCTGTAGCGCACTCTTCCATCGTTCACTCACTCAACCATTTGCTAGAAGGTGAGAACCACAAAGACGTCGCCGTCAAACCCGGTGGCGTCGTAGAGATTTATTTCGAAGACGGCGAAATTCGCCATCGAGCAATCTTCAAAGCCGGCACCGACGACTCCTCGTTCGGCGCAAAGCAAAGCCCCACCTCTTAAGTTCTCAAGGAAAAATCATGGCTGCTACGAAATCTTTACAAGATTCGATCAATTGGATTCGTCCGTTCCTTAACTGGGCGAGCGTTACCATTGGCGTGAACAGTGAGCCGGCCGTGACCAGTGCGAATCAGGCGCTGCAAACGATCGTGGGTCCTCCCTTCGTCTGGCCTTGGAATCGAAACTACACCTACTTCTTCACCAACATTGGTCAGCAGGATTACAACGCTGCGATCTCGGGCTTCGGATTCCTCGAGAGCGCGTCGATCGAACTCTGCGGAAACATCACGTCCGTAGTTGCTAACGGCACCACAGCCGTATTCCAAGCCAAGAACGGATTCAACACGTTGCCGGACGCGGGATTGACTCAGACCGTCACGATCTCTGGATGCACAACGTCTGGTTTGAACGGCACCTTCCCCCTCATTGCTTGTGACTCTAATTCTTTCACGATCAACACTTCCGTAACTGTCTCGGAAGTGGAAGTAGGCGCCACTGCTGTCGCCGGAAAAGCCACGCAGCTCACACTTCAGTGGGGCTCTCTGTCTGAAGAGCGCGCCACCGATCGTCCTACCTTCATCGCGACTCAGGAGTCAGATGAGAGCGGAACGACCTTCACCTTCCGATTGATGCCGGTGCCGGACCAGCCATACCGCGTCAACCTGGTCTACCAGCAATCTCCCTCTCAATTCAATCCAAGCAACCTGAATCAGGCGTGGGGAATTCCCGATCAGCTTCAGTACATCTACAACTACTTCTTCGCTTTCTTCATGTTCGACTACTTCGAGGATGCACGCGCGGCTCGCTATCGCCAGCTGGCTGTTGCTTCTCTCCTCGCTCGTCAGTCCGGACTCTCAACCACCGCCAGGAATCTTTTCCTCGGAAACTTCCTGCAGCTCATGAAAGAAGAGACAGCTTCGCAGTCTGAAGTAACCCAAGGGGATTCGGGTAGAGGAATTTAATGGCTAACATTCTACAGGCCAACGGCGCGCAGCCACAGAAGCCGACGAAGTTTGTCAGCCTCTTCACCTCGCGGTTCATGTCTGGGTTGTTTACCAACCGCAGTCTACTGCGCGGCCCCCTGTCTTTCATCTATTCGGACTACTACCACGCCGGAGCCACAGACGCTCTGTGCGATGGCTTGAACTCCGAGGTGTCTATCCGGCAGACCATGATTCGCCGTCCCGGAAATCCTGTGTGGTGTTCTGTCCAGACGACGGAGGCCATCGACAGTTTCTACTCCTTCCACCAATCGAACGGCACGATCTCGGTGATTGCCGACGGCACTGCGCACGTCTACGTTGCCACGCCCACAAGTTTGACATCGATCTTCACAAAGTCGGCCGCTGCAGGCGAAGCCACTTTCCAAGGAATCGACACGACCCTCTACATCGCCGACGGCGTGGATACGGTGAAGTACATCCCTGGCACCACGAACCCGCAGACAGGCAAGCCTATGTGGAATTGGGGCGGTGCTGCGCCGACGGTAGCTCCGACTCTCGCGGTCACTCCGACAGGAACCTCCGGTATCGCTTGGGTCGCCTCCACTATGTGGACCACCATGGGGATGCTGTTCGACGCCAACGGAAACATTCAGCAGTTGACGAGCGTCAACGCTTCGGGAACGAACACGACTCAGCTGGGGACCACCGGAAACGGAGCACCCGCTTTCGTATCTGGACCCGGCACCACAGTTACAGAAACCAGTGGAACACCAATCGTCTGGTCGAATCGGGGCCTCATCGGCTCCTGGTCTTCTGGCGCCTCTTATTACAATGCCTCGACAACTCCCGCCGGCGCAACCCTGAATCTTTCTTGCATCATCTATGACCCGATAACGAAAGCTTGCTACATGCAAATCAACGGAGGTGCTGGTGTTGTAAGAACCTCCGGCAATACGCGCCCGAATTTCCGCGCAGTGGTGGGTTGGAATCAGGACGGAGATGGAAACTGCAAATGGTTTTACCTCGGCGGTATCGGGGTTCCAGGGCTCTGGCAACCGTCACACACCTATCAGCTGCTTGGAAGCGTCAGCAACGACGATAGCAATTCGGGAATCGTTACTCCGACGACCGTGTCTCAGGCCGGGATCGGAACTGCGAATGGGACTCCGCTTTTTTGGTGGATAGCCACCAATACAGGTACATCCGGAACTTCCGGCTCGTACATTCCCACCTGGGCTACTACTCCAGGATTCCCCACCAACGACGGAACCAACATGATTTGGAACTGCGTCTGCAACGGGACGTGGCTCGCAAACACAAATTATTTTCCGTGGTCATCGACCGCGACTTCCTTCGGGGCGATCAAGGACCCGAACGGAAACATCCAGATCTGCATCACAGCGAACGGCCCCAGCGCGCCTACGATACCCGCCACCTGGGCCACCACCTACGGCAACACCACGCTTGATGGCGTAGGAAGCGGCAACTCTTTCGTTGGCGTCACCTGGGCTTGCGTCGGGTCTTCGTTGTCCTGGGCGCCGAATACGCAGTGGTATCTACCCACCGGCGGATTCGTTCCTCCTCAGGCCTCGCAGGCGTACGGCGGCGCAACTTTGTCGCAAGCCGGGATCAACGAATACGTCATCAACTCAGGCAAAAGTCAGACGCCGGGTCCACCGGCGTGGGGCGCGCTGCACACAAACACCACAGACGGAACTGTTACCTGGTACTCGGCTTCCGCCTTTACCGCGGCTGGCTTCTCCTTTACCACGGGATACGGCTGGTGCTACGCGTACAAAGCCCGCAAGCTCTCGGACAGCAGCGTTCTCACCGCGCCGCCTCTACAGATACCGGGCACAAACTCCCCCAATATCACCGGCCCTCTAGGACCCCCAACAGGCTGCGGGGATGGCACGGTCACTTCCGCATCTCCGGTCGCACAGATTGTCGGAGGAAATACCGGAGCACAAATTCTCATCACGATGGTCGGGTCGACTGATCCTCAGTTCGACACCATCTCCGTATATCGTTCCACGGATGGATTCGGTGCAGGAGGTCCTTATCTATTCCTGACGGACATTCCGATGCCTCCGATGCGCGGGGCCCTTCCCGGTATAGCCCAGATCATCGACTTCATGCCGGACAAAGCGACTGCGCTACTTCCAGGATTAGATCCCCTCGAAGAGGCGCCCGTAGACAACGTCAACGATCCTCCCCCGGGACAATTCGGTTCCACGCAGTTCGTTTCTTCTGGAGCGAACACTCCAACAATTCCTTTGGCCGGCACGGCGATCCAGGGGCAGGTGTATCACCAAGGACGTTTGTGGGCTTTCGTCGGAAACACGGTGTTTGCTTCTGGCGGACCCGATACGAATCCAGGCAACGGATTCACAGCGTGGCCTCCGATTAATGAATTTCCTTTCGACTCTCCAATTGTTCGGCTTCTTCCGACGGCTAACTCTCTGATCGTGTTCACGACGACAGACGTTTATCTGATCGGCGGCGGACCCGCGATCGCGGATTACTACTCTCAGTTACTGGTCGGCGGTGTCGGCCTGCTTTCGTACAACGCCGTCACCGTAATGCTGGGACTTCCCTATCTGTTCACATCCGATCGCCAGTACATAACGATCGATCCGAGCGGCGGCTTCACGCGTATCGGTCACCCGATCGGCGACAAACTCACCCAGTACAACCCCACGGCGGTCTACACGACCTACCACAGCTATGGAGACCTGGAGCACGCCCTGTTCCTGACCGACGGTTCAAGTGAGTGGTACCGTTGCGACCCCAACCCGACACCGGACAGCCAAATGACAGGCCCGATCTGGAGTCCGAGAGCGACAATCGCTGGCGGATTCAAGGCCGTTCAATCCATCGTGGTTAGCCCGGGGACTACGAAACTTCTCATCGGCCCCGCGGGCGCTGGAAATATTCTCGCGAGAGACTCGACCTTCACAAACTTCCAAGACAACGGGAGCGCGTATTCGTCGTTCTTCGTGGCGGGGAACATCGTGCTGGCTCAAGCCGGACAGATGGCTCAGCTGGATTTCATCGAAGCTGATTTCGTTCAGGTCGGGACACAAGCGACGGTCTCAGTGATGTTCGACGAACTGAGTCCAACGAACGGAGCATCGTTCGAGAAAATTTCGAATGAGTTTGTCTCTGACCCTCCGAAACTATTCGGACCTACCGGAATACCGAAGACGATGTGGATGAACAGATACTTTTTTGGACAAACCACACCAGGTAACGGCGGAACACAAGAACCTATTCCCGCATGGTGCAAAAGCCTGCAGCTCAAAGTCGATTTCGGAAACACTGACACAATTCAAAACGAACTGTTGGCGTTCACGATTTTCGGCGCCCTTTACCAGGAGAAATAAATGCCGGGACTTGATGACGCAACGAAGAAGCCTAGCAACATCGGCGAGTTGATTCCGCCGGCTACTCCGACTGCGCAGAACGTCCCGCCTATCATTCCTCGCGAGCAGCCCGGGTTGTCTCCCACCTCACTCGGACCAGCCCCATCGCTGTGGACGACTGGGTATGACAGCGTTCGCCAGTGGGCTCGCCCGGGAACGTCACAAGGCCGCTTCCCTACTCTACCCACCAAATCGAACCCTCAGTTGAACGCGGCTGCGAGATCCGTCGCTACTCAAGTAGTGGCGAGCACTCCCAGTACGGGTGGACAACCAATCACATTAACTGCGCCTGCAGAGATTGTGGTGTCCGGATCTCCGGGCTTTAACATTGCATTGGCGTGGGCGACCGAAGCTGGGGGCACTATATTTGCAGGACCTCCTGCCGGGGCTGTGGGATTTGATGCTGCGTTTACTGGATTCGCTTCTGCATCGGGTGGTACGGGTGGAACGCTTACTGTAGTAGGAGGCCCTACATCTACCGCGAGTGAATGGGCATTGTACATCTCCGGGGCACAAGGCACTTCGTTTACCAGCAGTCCGTCAGGTTGGACAGCATTAGCGGGTAACGGTGCCACGGGCGCTGCGTTGATGAAAAATATCACAGGAGCAGTAAACGCAAGTCAGGCATTTAGCGGAACTGGAAACGCCGCAGGCGTGCTGTGCTATTTCGCGGGTTCTGTCCCAACGGTTGTTCAAGCTCCAAGTTCGGTCGGCAGCGGCGGTCTCCCAACTCTCAGTATTCCATTTTTATCAAACACTGTAGCTGGGAACGCCGCCATTGTGTGGGTCCACTCGCCTTTGATTTCGCCGAGTGGTGGTGGCCCCAATCCTCCGCAGCCTATGGCTTGCACAGACTCTCAAGGTAATGTGGGGATTTTGATTGGTTCAGCATTCAGTCCTTCTAGCCCTACCTCCGGCACAGGTATGCAGGTTTCCGTATTCTTGATTCCTAATCTGAAAGGTGCTGCTGAGACGATAACAGTTATCGTTCCCGGTTTCCCCGCGAACACTCAAGTGGGGACTATGCAGATTTATGAAATCACCCCACCGCCACCTCTCGCTGCGAGACCGCGTTTTAGACCGGTAACAGTCTTGGATTTGCTAACCGGCACGACGGGCAGTGGGTTAATTGCACTATCGTCAAGTCCGACAATCTCGAACCCCTTAATCGCAGGGACGATCACAAGTTACAACGGCACCGCCACCGTAGGGGCTGGAATCCCTAGCATAGTCGCGCAAGTCAACAACACTACAGCATCTGCAAACATTGGGACCACAACGCTGTTCTCACCTCAAGCAGCCGGACTCTACCGAGTATCTTACTCAGTAATCGTAAAGACGGTAGGTGGAACATCAACGTTGCCGAATTTGACTTTTGTCTGGACCGATGCCGATAACGCTACATCGCAGTCCGCAAGTTTCGCCGCAGGCACACCTACAGCAAACACCCTCACGACTTTGTTTACCGGGACTCAAATTATGTCTGTTAGGTCTGGAACCCTTATTCAGTACAAGACGGGCGATGTAACAGCATACGCGTCCACAGGTGCTGCGATGGTTTATTCAGTACGTATCAGACTTGAGGCTCTCTAAAAGGATCGTAACATGGCACCGTCAAAAACAAATCAATCGCTCCTCATGGAGCTAGTCTCTGGACAATCATCCCTCGTGACCGAAGTGAGGATGTTGAACACACGTCTGTTCGAACAGAACGGAGTAATTCCGAATCTCTATCAGAAGCACGAAGAAGCAATGAAAGAGATTCAAAACGCGAAAGACAAAGTCACAGACGCCGTCAATGAGTTGAAGAACACAGAACTAAAAGAGCACGACCAAAAGATCGGGGATCTGGAAAAGAAAACCTCTCTCGTGTTGTGGCGCACAGCTCTCATAACCAGCGTCGCCGGTTCGGGTGTGGGAATCGGAGTCACAATGTTATTCAAAAAGATTTTCAAGGTCTCAGTATGAACATTGACTTTCGCGAACCCAACGAAGCAGATCTCCCCCATATTTCCCGATGGATCACAGAGGACTCCTGCCCACAGCATCACGGAGTGGATCCAAAATTCTGGTTGCCCGAAGTAGACAAAGACGGCAACCGAACTGTTGGGACCAAGAGCATCGCGGTCACTGAAGCCGGCAAACCGGTCTTCTACCTGAAGCTCGAGAACGTGATGCGCTGCTACATCCAGTTCCCTCCTGACGCAGAGCGGGACAAGCTGACTACTTCTATCGCGCTCAAGAAGGCGTTCCTGACCGTGGCCGCTGGCGCGAAAGCACTCGGATATCGCGAAATGATTTTTGAAACAAAGTCGGAAGGACTGGCCGGATTCTTTTCCAAGTTTAATTTCACCCCTGTCGAAAACAATTTTCTTGTGAGGATTTAGATGAGTACCCTAATCGAATTCAAATACGTTGGACCAACCTACACCAACTGCGATCCCTCGAACGCACAGAAGGGCGCGCTGTCTTCGGACCAGGGTTGGCAGTCCACACTGACCAACTCCTACAAGAGCGTCTTCGGTCTCGGCACCCAAATGTACCAGAAGCTGTCCGCCGGACTGGACAGCGTCATCTCTAAGGGCCGCGAAGCCATGGGGTACAGCCCTCAAGAATTGGCGCTGAAGAACTCTGAGGCAATCAATTCCGCAGCTGCGTCGGCGAAGTCTGTCAATCGCGCGATCGGAGCAAAGGCCGCGACGTCGAGCGCCACACCTGGTGTTGAGTCCGGCGTAGTTCAGGCTGAACGCGCAGGCGCTGACACCTCGATCATGAACAATCTTTCGAACAAGGAAGCCGACATCACAGAGTCAGGGTTTCAGGTTCAACGCGAGGGTTTCGACAAAGCCGTCGCCGAGAAAGAGGGATCTCTGTCCGCTTCTTTCAGTCCGTCGACGTCGATGGACTCGGGCATCAATTCCGCAAACGCAGCTGTTTCGGAGCAAGCGAACGCCAACGAGCAGCAGAGTAGCTCGTGGATGGGTATGGTCGGCGGTCTCGCTGACTCTGCCGTCGGCGGACTGTCCCAAGGATTGGCGAAAAAGATTTAATTCAAAGGAGAAAGGTCATGGCAAACACTAAGCGCATCGAAGCCCTAGCCGACGGAATAGCATTCCTGAACAGAATGCACGACCCGGCATCGGACGCGTATCAACTACGCAATCCAGGGCTCGCAAGAGCCTACAGCTACCGGCATCTCGGAGAAGTAGACAACAAGGGTCGGAGAATTTTCACCTCGCTCATCGGTGGTTACCGGTTCCTGATTCAGGACCTGGAGCGAAAATGTTCCGGACAGACTCGGGCTAACGGCTACAACGGAAAGCTCCACAACAACGACAAGCTTCCCGATCTGTTGAAGACCTTCAAACTCGACAATATCGAGGACGGTCACATCTTCACACTGCTCGACTTTTTGGACAAGGCATTACCTGGGCAAGGCGTATCGTCCCAGACTCAACTCTCGTTTTTTCTTGAGGAAAACTAATCATGGGCGACGCACAACAGCAACAAGTAGATCCCGCTTTGTCGAATGTTTTGGAGAAAGCCAACGTTCCGCTCATCACTCCGCAAGAGGACCAGGAACAAGTCGCGCGCGCCGCGCAACCTGCCGCCCAGCCCGCAGCGGCTCCTGCTGCTGGCGGTGCACCTAGTGCTGCACCCGCTCCGGCTCCAGCTGCCCCGGGGGCTGCGCAGCCAGCTCAACCCGCGGCGGCAGGAAGCGCTCCGGCCCAAGACCAGAGTCGCCTCGGAAACATAGAGGATAAGGGCAAGCACGTCCTCGGAGACATCTTCCAAACTCTCGCCGGCGGCAAGAAAAAGGAATGGCAGCAAACGCCTAACGGGCCTGTCGCCACTTACCGCGACCTCAAACCTGGTGAGATGGCTCAAGGTATTTTGGCTGCGGCGATCACCGGTCTGGCTTCCGGCTACGACCCGAAGAACCGCGGCAAGGGTCCGGCGATGTCGTCTGCGTTCAGTGCTGGCTTCAAAGGTGAGCAAGAGCAACGCGACAAGCAGGCCGACCAGAAGGAACAAGAAGCTCAGAAACAATTCAGCAATCAGAACCTGTCCGACGAGATGGTTCTCAGAAAGCAGAGGGCTGCCACCGAGCAGCAAGAAGCGGTCCAGAGAATGTCCAAGGACGCCCAGGAAATCCAGCAGATTCAACAGAGGGCTGCAGAAGGAAAAACCCTTTTTGATGAAGGTCAGAAAGATCGCATCATCAACCAGGTCGGAGCCTTCGAATCCAAGAAGACGGCCGGATGGACTGAGATCCCTCACCCTGTTACGCCCGGAGAAAGTTTCGGGTTTGCTGACATGAAGGAAGCGCAGGAGTACGCCAACAAGTATGGCGCTCACCTGCTTAACCCCGGCGAGTTCAACACAGCTCCTGTCTACAATCCGGCGAGCGGCCTGTGGGTTCCGATGCAACAGCCCAAGGGCTACGACGAACTGAAGCAAGTTCGTTTCGCGAAGATGGAGAACGGGCAGCCCGTGAAGGATCCGAAAAACCCCGGCAAGTATTTGTCGGATGGTTCGAAGGACGCTACCGGACGCGCGATGACTCCGGCCGAGATGACGAACAAGGACTACGAGAGCTGGTTGACCGGCGACTCGAAAATCAGAATGGACAAAGCCACAGCTACTGAAAAGTATGCCATGGCATCCGAGCTGATTGCCAAGCAACAGAAAGACAAGATGCTGGCGCAAGCTGATTCTCGATACGCCGACGCCGGCGGTGATCCGTTCGCTGTCAACATCAAAGACGGAACATGGACCATGACAGACGGAGATCGCAGCCGCTTGAGAAACGCGGCCGTGAGCAATCTCGCAGGAATGGAGAAGGCTCGCGAAGCAGCGCAGAAGGAACTGGAGAACGCGAGTACGGCAGATGAAAAAGCCGCAGCAAGAGCGACCTTCGAGAAGGCTGACCAGGGTTGGAATTACTACAACACTCAGCTATCCACGTTGAACGGTCGCATCAGCAAGGCGGGTTCTTTGGCCAACTCCTACATCAGGAACTTCTCTGATGAGAACGGGTACAGCGGAGATAAGGCCCTGGAGAAGTTTGACGAAGCTGTCAAGCGCGGGGACTACAAGACCTCGGGCATGACGCCCGAAGAACTCACGCGGACTCGAGGGAATCTTCTCTCAGCTCAATCGAAGGCCGAGGCGGCTAAGAAAAATCCACTCCCCGCAGACCCGATGGCTCAGAAAGCGATCGCACTGTTCCAGAACACACCGAAGGAACAGATCGCCGGACACATCTCTGACGCGGTGACGAAGGGGACACTGACCGCAGACCAGGGTGACCAGCTCTACAAATACTACCAACTCACTCCTCCACCCTCTAAGTCTCAAAGCAAGGCTCAGTCGTCGCTGGAAGGTATCGGCTCCAACTACAGCATGGTGCAAATGCCTGACGGCTCTCAGCAGAAAATCGGCAACGACCTGGTGTCTGAGTTCGTTTCAAAAAGAGGCGCCAAGCTAATTGGTCAGGGAACCGACGCACGATCCAGCACGGAAGTTGAAAGAGAGAAGTAAAAGGACTCGATAAATGTCTTCATCTAATCCTCTCGACGCTTTGACTCCTCAGAACCCGACCACCAATCTAGGGGGTCAGCCCATGCCATCGGGCAACCCTCTAGATCAGTTATCGAAGGAGAATCAAACTCCTTCGCTGCCTGCACCGACTGCGATGTCGCAAACGGCGCCGGTGAACGGGAATCCTTTGGACCAGCTTCTGACCAAACCTCAGCCGGCGGAAACACCGGTAGCGGCTACCATTGCGCCCACCTCTCTTGCAACGACAGGCGCAGTCGCAGGTAACCCGCTCGATAGTTTGAATCCGCTCGATCGGCTTTATCCGGCCGGAAGAGTGTTGACCAACAAAGAAGCTGCGTACGGAAACAGCGATCCAGAAAAGATGGAGGACGAGCCCTGGTACAGCAAGGCGTGGGAGTGGATGGACTCTCCGCTTTACGATTTGCACAAATGGGGTACGCGCACAGGTGCGGGAACATTTGAGCGCGGACTCGAGACTGGGTTGGAGGATATCGGATCAGGATTCCTGAGTCCCCTCCAACTCGGTCTAACAATCGCCACGTTCGGCGGCAGCACCGTGGAAGCCGCGGGGATCGGAGCCCTGCGGTCTATCGGTGTTTCTGAAATCGCTGCGCCGATCGTGGCTCGCGGGGCGAAGGCCTTGATGACCGCAGGTTTCAGCGCACAGATGATCGGCGGGATGCTGCAGCAGTCCCCGCAGCTCCTGGACGCGCTGAAAGACGGCGACACAGAGAACGCAACCAGGCTTGCGACCAACATCGCGGCGTCCGGACTATTCCTGACGCAAGGCTTGAAGCACGGCTATGAAGACGTCAACGCCGTCAAGAACTACGTCAAGGGGAAGAACCTCACCACGACAGAGCGCTTGGCTCTGGTGACGGAACTCTCCGGCAATTACGACGCTGCGAAAAGCGCAGGCACGGACTACGCGCGCAGCCGGCAGGAAGACATCGTCGCGCAGCTGAAGGCTGCCGGGGCGTTCGGCAACGACACCACCGAAGCTGGCATGCGTCACTTCATTACTCAGGGCGGCGACCTCGAACGCATCGCCAAGATGCGCGGCATCGCGGACGGCACCATCAAGCCTCGGCCTCTGACTGCGGAAGAATCGGCTCAGCAGGACCAGGCGGCTGAACTGCGAGACTGGGCCGGCAAGAGCCACGACATCACGAAGAGAAACGACGGATCTCTGCAGACCTTCTATCTCGACGACAGCGCGCCGGGTACACACAAGCTGGGCCAGACGTTGTCTGCGTCCGGAGACAAGGACGACGCTCACTACGTTCAGATGAAGAATCCTTTCTCTGTGCGGACGGAAGAGTCGTTGCAGAAATACATCGAGCAGGCTGGCGGCGAGGAAGCAGCGAAGAAGAAGTTAGCTGACGCCGGTTATGATGGCATCGTCTACAAGACGGCGGAAGACGAACCGAAACTCATCACCTTCGGGAACGATCAGTATCGCCCGGTGCCGGAGTTCAAAGCCGCGCACGATGCTGCGTGGAATCGCGAGCATGTGTACTACGCTGTCGACAAGAAGAATTTGGAGCATGTTCTAAATCAAGGTATCGGAAAGAATCCAAAGAAAGCAAACGTTGTGTACTCCGCTACTCCTGAGGAAGCTCTCAAGTCTGCGACACTACCAGACAGCGGAAAGAAGAGCGACCTCACCGTTCTATCAGTGCCACGTCAAGAAGTCGAAGCCGGCGCTCGCGAGACGAACGCCGCCATCCACGGAAAGCTTAAGCGCGGTGCGATCGGCCCTGTCGACGTCGCCGGGAAATCTCCTGTAGAGGGAGAGGTTGCTTACAGAGTGCGGGACGTCGGGGAGGAAGGAGTTCCTAGCGAGAGCCATTCTCAGGCCACGATGTCACTCTCCGAAGCCAAGGAAAGAATTTTCGACAGCCGAGGAAAAATCCAAGGCAAGCCTCAGGAGATCGTCGCCATTCCTTTGGGTGGATTAGAGTACGACAGGAAACCCGGCCCCAACGGAAACGACTGGGTCAAGTTCAAAAAGGATGTTCCGGAATCCAACGTAAAGCAGTTGTCAGATCTGGGACCTAAGCCTGTTGCGGATGACATGCTGATCACCGAGAAGCGGCACATGCCAGGTCACCTCCTGGAAATGGAGACCGACAAGGAAGGAAACCCCAAAGCGACCGGCCGCTCTTTCCCGCTGCGCCCTCTCGGCGCCGAAGATATGCCAGGTGACAACTCTCGTTTCAACAACAGCTACACCGAAGAAGAGAAGCAGAAATATCTCGCCGGTCTCGACGCAGCGCAGAAGCTCACGCCTGAACAGCAGCAGATCGCCCAGACGATCCGGAAGATCTACGACAACTCTTTCCAGCGCGCATGGGAGAAGGGTATGGTCCGCGACTGGATCCAGTCCTATCACCCGCAAGCATGGGCCAGCGATCCCGGCGGGATGTGGAAGTGGTTGTTCAACAAGGACACCGAGAAGGTCACCAACGGCGCCCTGAACGACCTCCGTCACCAGACCAACGACGGGAGCTTCGACACCAACATCAACTCCGCGCGCCACCGCGCATTCAACACGGAGTTCCAGGGCATCATGGCAGGCGAGAAGTTCAAGACCGACGACCTGTCGATGCACCTGTTCAATCACCTCAAGGCCGTCGAGCACGCCGCAGCTGCGCGAGACTACCTGAACAATCTCCGCAAGCAAGACACCAAGGCTACCGACGGCAGGCCGGCAGTAGTCCTGCAAGGCAAGGCGCGAGTAATCGGCGGAGAAGAGAATCCAGCTGTCGCTATCAGCCCCGCGTCTGCGCAGTCTATCCGCATCACTCCAGAGAAGATCGAGATGATGCGTGTACCGGATCCCAAGACTGGCGTGAGCCCTCTTGAAGACGGCTTGGAGAAAGGCATCATTCAGAAACTCCCGTGGACCTCTGCTGACGAAAAGGGCAACAACGTTCCGGCGTACGCCTACACGTCTGACGGCTACGTCCTGATGGACCACCCGTCCACGCGCGCGTGGGGATACATCGGCCAAGACACCGCTGGCAACCCGGCGCTGATGGAAGGCAAGATGATGGTGCATCCGGATCTCGAGAAGGAAGTTCGTCGGGTCCTGGGCATCGATAAGTCCGTAGTTCGTGAGAGTAAGATCCTCAGCGGCATCAACAAGGCTGCAGGCGAAGCCAAAGGATTGATGCTCTCCATCTCTCCGTTCCACATCGGGCAGGAAGGGCTGCGCGCTCTTATGGTCGGCATCAACCCGTTCAAGTACGGGCACATGGACATCAACGAAAACCCCAACCTGCTGCGAGGCGTTAAGAACGGATTGCTGCGCAACGACTACCAGGCCGAGGACAACTACTCGAGCGGGTACGCAAGCCACAGCAAAATCATCAGCAAGATTCCCGGCCTCAACCGGATGCAGAGCGCGATGCAATCCTTCCTGTTCGAGAAGTACATTCCCGGACTGAAGGACCGCTCCTACTTGAAGCTGTACGAAGACGTCCTCGCGAAGAACCCCAGCCTCCTTCCAGATGAAGCCGCGTCCAGAGCTGCTGACATGACGAACGATGTGTTCGGCGGACAGAACTGGCGCAAGCTCGGCGTCTCCGCCTCAACGCAAGACTTCATGCGGATGTTCGCTCTGGCTCCAGACTGGCTCACATCGGAAATCAGAATGGGTATGCGCGCGTTCGGAATGATGGATAAAGAAACCGGAGCCCTGTCGCGCCGGATGATGGCCACGCAGATGGCCTGCATCTGGGGTACAGCTCGCGTCATGAACATGATCACATCCGGCCAGATGCACAACGAGGCTCCGTTCGGCGTTGTACGGAAGAACGACAAGGGAGAAGAAGTCATCTACTCTGTTCGTACTCTTCCGACCGACATCGTCCACGCGCTGAGCGATCCCCGCGGATTTATCGCCGGTCGCGTAAACCCTCTCACCGTTCGTCCTGCCGTGGAATTCATTTCCGGTCGCGACGCGATGGGGCGCAGAGCTCCGATGGATGTGCAGGCTCACGACCTGGTTCGCAACGTCGTTCCGATCGTGGGACAGAACCTCATCAAGGGAAACGACGTCAGCACTCTCGACCAGATCTATAAGGGCACGGGCGGGAACGTCTACCGCTACAGAACGGAAGCCGAGAAGATGGCAGAGCAGTACGCCTCCGACCGGATGCCGTCCGGCCCGGTGGACCCGGAGAATCTCCAAGCTCACCAACGGGAGATCCGTCTCGAGGATGCTTACCGCAAGGGGCAGATCGGGAAGGGAGAGCTCAAGCAGAGTCTGGCACCGAGACGTGTGGACGAAGTTGTCCGCCGCTCGAAGATGACCCCTCTGCAAGCTCGCTTCGATCGGCTGCCGATCTCGGAAGCCATCAACGTTTGGAACTCCGCGACCGCACAAGAGAAGGACACGTTGCACGACGTGCTGTGGAAGAAGAAACGGGAATGGCTGAAGCTCCACAAACCAGCGGAGCGTTCAAGCGAACCGGTGTGGCGCAAGATGCAGAACACCTGGGCTGACCTGCAGTAACAGGAGGCAAGACAGATGAGCAGAACCACGACCAACACGGTGCAACATCCTGAGCACGGCGAAGTAGACTGCGACCGTTGCCTCAGGAACGTATCCAATAGCCGACTGCCTGACGGCGGTATGACGGCTGGCTATTACGTGGTGACCGGCCAGAGCGGTTGGGCTGAGTTCGCCAACCCCGGGGAGCAGTACGTATGTGACGCCTGCATGTGGTCTGACCCACGGTATGCGGCTTCCTACCTGCTACGTGGTGCACAGCCATGCAGTTGACAGATCAAAAAGAGGAACTAATTTATGGTGCCATCTGACTACGTAGTTTGCCAGCTCGCAAATTTGATGTGGAACGAAAGCCACGACGACCTGCTGCTCGGCATGACGGTGTGCGGATTAATCGTCCGCAACCGCATGCTCGCCGGCTGGGAAGACGGGCAGTGGCTCCGCCTGATCCAGAAGCACGACAGCTACAACATGACGGGCGCAGCGCCTCGCGTGTTGAAGATGGGAGACCCCCATCACGACCAGATGTTCCGTCGCTGCCTCGCCGTCGCAGAGAACATTTACAACGCGAGAGAAAGGGATATTTGCGAAGGGGCTGTGTGGTACGGCCGGCTCAATGAATGTTCGGATGAATTCAAAGAGAAAATTGTTCGACGCATGGGCGAGCACGCAATGGTCGCCACCGTCGGAAGGAATGCGTGTTTCAAATGAACGACGATATCCGCAAGACCAAGTACACGAAAGCAGAAGTCGGCTACAAGAAATCAGACGACCCGTGCAAACACCGCTGCGGGATCTGCGAGTATCATCTCCACGTCCCGGGGACATGCCGGCTGGAGTGCGGCATCGTTGCTGGGCCGATCCAGGACACGGATGGGTGCAAGCTCTTCAGCATCGACCTGGTCGACGCTGCGATGCATCCTTTCCCAAAATCGTAAGCGTCTTCGGCGAATCACCTAGCAAACGAGACCACTCTTTCATAGTGTGTAGCTGTCCGCTCTGCAGAGCTCGCGCTATTCGCTCCAACACGCCGTCCGCATCCTGCGGTATCTTATCGCGTGGTGTCCAACGGTCAGCATATCTGTTTGGCATCTATTCTCCTGGCTTGCCTGGTTTCAATGTGTCGGGGCTTTCCGTATCATTCTCTCTTAGTATCCAGCGCACCAAGCGTATGAAGTCTACACGCTCAACTGTCACGGTATCGCCTAGCGTGGTCCTTATTCGTGCTTGGTGCTCTGCTAGGATTATGGTCAATGTTGGTAAAACTAACGTGTGGCCGGGAAGCGCGCTTGTCAGACTGTAGTATGTGTCGTTCTCTACTTCCAAAAGGTCATCCTCAATTCTGTCTTCTATCCCGTTTCCCCTATCGCGCGTCTCACGCTCTGTGGCACGCTTTCCACGTCCCTGTCGTTCTCTCGTAGTATCCTTCTAACTAAGCTCATGAACTCCGCGCGGCTAACGGTTACGACCTCGCCGAGTGTCGTGTGTATCTTCGCTTCCCTGTCAGCAATGACGATTGTCAAGCACGGTGGCACAGCCAAACTTCCCGACCTGGCACTCTTTAGCCTGTACGTTGAATCCTGCGCAGCATCCGTTTCCATCGTTTCTTCCGTTCTAAATGCCGTTGGCCGAGCCCATCCATGTTAACCGCTATTTTTCCCCGCGGTTTTAAGCTCGGCCGTTTGGCATCTGTTCCCTCTGGAGTTATTCGGGACATTCCTTTCCAGTGAGCATTACGGCGCCAGGTTACATTTGTTTTCCTCCCGCATACGTATTACTCCCTAGTCACGTACTGTGTCAAGTGAAATCGTATACTTGATGTATCATCCGCTACGTAGACGGTCCCGATCCGCTCTTCGACTTCGATCTGGTCTCCGCCGTGCTGTGCTGTGGATTAATGTTTCCCGGGAGATCCCGATCGTGGATCGGGTTCTGGCAGAAGGGCTTTAGCCATCTGACGAAGTTCGTTCAGATTCTCTGCGGTCGGCTCCGCTTCAAAATACTTCTCGCTTATCAACTTCACGAGTTCGCGTCCTTTGTCCGTAATCTCCAAGGTATTGAACCGCACATCCTTTCTATCCTTGGTCCTTTTCAGCAGACCTTTATCCTGCAGCGAGTTCACCACCTCTGTGACGACGTTCTCATTCTTATCCCGCACCTTCGCCACAGCGGTCTGAGTAGCAGGCCGCTCTGCTATGGCTGTGAGCACCAATAGCTCGTTGGCCGAAATCCCCACCACGTCTTTCAGGTCGCGCTCGACGCGCTTCCAGCGCGCAGCAGCAGCCACAGCTTCCTTTACAAATTTAGATATCTTTGAAATTGTTTTACCCTGCCTCTATTACCTTTGCACACACGTACGATACAGAGTAGAATAGTATCGTTGGTATACGGCTTATCTACAGGGGACCTGCCCGGTTGTCCGCCGTGGTTTTGAAATTCAATAAATTCTAACGTACGAATTTGTTTGCGGAGCATACCTGCTTACCCGCATTAAAGAAAGGGAAAAATGATATTCAACCTGAAGACTCGGAGGTTCGCGCACTTGCACTTTTCCTCCGCAACTAAGTGTGCCCTTTTGGTATTTGTAGGTTCTTGGGTTGGCGCAACTGTGGCTGTTCATTTTTGGCGCACGACGCTGGGAATACTTTTCGGGAGCATCGTCGCCGCAGGGTTATCCGGGTTGGTGTGCAAACTGCAATCCCACAATGTACGTACGGAACTGAGCGGGCTGCAGGCGTACCAGGCGCAGGCGTTCCACCACCAAATCACGGTGATGAATTCACTCACCAAAATTTATTTGATGACCGACCTTATCGGGCACCCTAGCCACCAGCCCTGCGAAATTTGCGACTCATATAAGAGCGCCGTCTACGCTGAGGTTGACAAGATTCGCAAGTCCGTTTACCGAAGTGTGGAGATACTTATGGGCAGTGAAGAGGACTTCGACATCCCGCAAGAGCTCAAGAATGACGCGACACGGAACAAACAGTTAGCGGAAAAAGAGAAAGTGAAGGCTCACACTAACCGAGGGTAGCCCCGGGCCGAAAGAGAGTGAGGGCTTGTTCAAATACTCATGCTCCTTTCCTTTAGGGTGAATCAAGGGTTAATCCACCCGTTTGCTTTTGTTTCGCTTCTTGCAGATAAGTGGCGCCGATTCAACGGGTTAGTTTTTGTAAAACTGATAGTTATTCAGATTCAGAGTCTGGAGTCCTACCAATTGGACGACCTCCCAAACTGTATGATTCTACGCTGCTTGCGTCTGTTTTCCCAGTCCTGATTGAGGGTGAACAGGGTGAAGCAGAGATGGAATCGAGTTGAGAATTCGCTTCCTGTACTCTGGTCTGAGATGAGTGTATAGCTTGACCATTTCATCGCTACCGTGCCCAATCCAAGCGCGAATCGTTTCGATTGGCGTGTTGCATTCGACAAGATAGCTGACCCTGCCGTGCCGGAAAGCGTGCGTCCCAGATTGCGGGATGCCCAGTTTTCTCAGCAGCGGATACAGAACCCGGTTGAGAATTCTCGGATGTTTGAACGTGGTTCCGTGTTTCGTTTGAAACACGAAGCCGAGTGTTCTACCGTTCAAATGTTTTTTGATCATCTCACCCAGGCCGATCTGGATATCGATTGTCCGATAAGCTTTCAGGCTCTTCGGACTTTGAACCTTGCCGCGCCGTACCGACCGTCGAACATGGATCAGTAAGCGTTGCAGATCGACATCCTCGACGCGCAACCCGTACGCTTCCCCTGAGCGCAATCCTGTTTCAGTAAAGACTGCGAACAAAGTCTTGTACGGCTCTCTCACGGCATCAACGATCATCTGCATCTGCTCCGGAGAATGACAAGGATGCTGCCGCCTCGGTTCCAAGGCGGACGGAAAGTGGATCAGCGTCTTATCAAATTTTCTTCCGAGAACCATCTGCAGCGTCTTCGCGATCCCGCGTTGGGTGTACGGCGATAACCTCGACAGTGATCCCAACCACTCGTTCACCGACTCTTCCCCGATCAAATCAACCGGATGCTTCCCCCACTGCGGGAGAAGATACGTGTTGATGTGCCAGTTCATGGTGTCCTGAGTGCCTAGTTTCTGCCGCACGAGATACATCTGCGTCCACCTGATTACGCGTTTTTCGAATAACTCGCTGGACGGGATAACATACGACGGCTCGTTTAAGCCTTCGGATGCTATGACCGATTTAAGTTTCCGGCGAGCTTCTGATTTGGTCATTTCCGAGACAGGTCCTAGGACGACCGCTTTGTTGACGCGCCGATCCTGCCCTGGCACATCCACAAGATAGCGACCACGATATGACCCGCTACGGACTTCAACTGAACCGTTCTGCCCGATTCTACGAGACAACGATTTACCCCGCTTTCTCGTTGAATCGGCGTCGGCTATCACGGTATCAGGTTTAGGAAATTGGATCAAACTAGGCGTCCAGACGTTCCAGAATTCGGTCGACGATGGCGTAACAATTGACTTCTCCGACTTCCGCGTAGCTACAAATTCCCTCGCGAACAATGTCCACCAGTTCTTCTCGGAGATCTTCCTCGGTGGTGTCTTCCTCTTCCGGTTCCTCCTCCCAGGGGTGGTATCCAAACTGCGTCCGGTTGTTGTGGACGGAGTTCCGGGGCGACATGCGACACTTCTTGCACGGATACGCGGAGACGCTCATCAAGCCGCCTTTGTTCTTTCTGCCGGGTCCATGCTGGCGATGATTTCATCTAGGTCGTGAGCCATAGTTCTATCCATGTTCCACACGTATTTCTTGCGAAAGTCTTTCAGCTGATCCAGAGGGCTAGCCATTGTTGGAATGAAAAACGAACGGAGCAGTCGAAGAACGGATTTCACTTTCTCCGGAACAAGCACCCACTTGATCCCGGCGTTAGTGGCGCGCTGGATTTCTTCCTGGCTGGAGACAGGCACCGCATGTATTCCGTAGGACGAACTGAAATAACTAGCTTGATCTAAGGCCAATCTGGAAGTTGGCGCGGCGTGACTCTCAACGTACTCGACGTCGGGAGCTTCCTCGTTCATGAGCTCTACGGCTCTCTTGCCGCCTCGATCGGTCCAGAGCTTACTGGTCTCCCACGCCAGGTCGAAGCCGGATACCATCCCGCGGTCCCGATCCAGATTGATGGTGCCGGCACGGAAAGCGTAGCCGCACTTGAATCCTTTAACTGTGGTCACATACAGTCCGCCGACGTAGATGCGCCCCATCTGGTCTGGAGCCTCGAGGATGCTGTTGAAAGTCTCATCTTGTGGCCGGATGTTTTTCCGGATCGTGTCCCAGTCGGACTCCGTCACATCGCCGACGATGAACTCCACGCCTTCGCGTTCTTCCACAGGCTCTGTGTAGATCTTGAGTACCACGGAGTTGAAGGTGTCATCGTGCTCCAGCTTTGGTTGCCAGCTCTCCGAGCCCGTCAATACTTCGACGGGATTACCCAAGCGCGCGAGCACGAGCAGAGAAAGCTTGAATCCTTCTCCGAACTTGCCGCGAAGATTTTGTTCGCGCTTCGATGAGTTTCCGAGAACGAGCATCGAATGATCAAGCCGACCGCGCGTAGTCGCGATGCGAAGTAGATTGCCGTCGTAGGTCAACGAAGCTTTGCAAACTCCGTCCGCGGTTTCGTCGAGCGCATTCTGCCAGAGCTCACGCACGGCTTCCCACAAACCCCAACCGATCACGTAGCCGTCCGACATTGGTAAAGTAAATTTCATCTGATCACCCTATCGCGAAACAAATAACCGATCGCAAAACAAAGACCGCCAAACACAACCACCACTGCTACGGGGTACCAATCCATCAGAACCACTCCCATAATTCGTTGTCTTTCAACGGGTAGAAAACATGACCGCGCGAAGAATAGTGTGACGACCACACAAACAGACCGTGTTCGGTTCGGATCAAGAGTTCGTTGCATCGCCAAGGCATCAGTAGTACTCCTTCAACTCGTGGTCCTTACAAATGGCGTTTGTTGCTTGAGCCATGCCACAGATTCTTTTGTCGGATACTTGTACAGGTGCAGCGTCCCGGGCGTGTATTTCTGCCCGTTCATAAAGGCGATTTGCTTTGCTTCTTCCAGCGTGGCCTGTTCGTACTCAACCTTGTTCATCAGTAGTACTCCTTCAACTCATGTGCCTTCGCGATCGCGCGTTCCTTAGCTGTAGCTCCGACGTAGCTGATCATGACCCCCACTGGCGGACACACGCTCCACCACTCCATGGTGTCGAACCTCTTATCGATGCCGACGGCGATGTTGGCAACCCACTCCACGTTCTTGAGGCACTCGAGATATCGGTTGTTGTTTGTCATCCCTCTTTCGTACGGATGGCTCTGAACGAACTTCCTAAGCTTCACCAGGGCAATGCTGTCCTCCAGCTGCTTGATGAGATCAGGCGTCTCGCCCTTGACTGTGAGTTTCAGGCTGTCGAACATTTCCTTCGTGAATATAGGGGGGACCAATATCTTTTTGTCACTCCAATTCATGTACTGGACGGGACCGGGGCCGACCGGTACCCTAACAAGTTTCTCTTTCTCAACAGCGGCTGGCTTCGTCGGATGGAGTTCGAACCATCGCTTGCGTAGTAATGCTTCTTTCTGTTCGAGCGTTGACATCAAACCTTAGCTCCTTCCACCTTTAGGATGCAGCATGCTCCGTACGTGAACGGGCCGACGCGGAAGGCTTCGTCACCAACAGGTCTGCAACACCGGGCGCACACGATGCTCCGCGTTGGCTTCAGCGCGACGGTCGTTAGATTTTCCTGAACCTTGGTGCTCATTGTTTCCCTTCCAGCCATCGCTGTGCCCTGCGTACGAAGTATTCCTTCTTGTGGCAGTGTTCCCATCCATGATCGTGCTCAAAACCTGCACAGATGTGATGCAGTGCCTTGAACGCACCTCGGAACTCGCGGTGTAGCTTCTCAGCCAGTGCTTCGACTTCACCGGTCTGATTACCGTGTTCTGCTCTCTGGCTTTGTTCAGCCACAGACCGCAACCATGCTAGGCGTTCAGGTGTCATCACTGCCGCTTCCATGTCTTGCAGGAACCGTTCTGCGGCTTTGCCTGTTATCGGTGGTGTGGCTTCTATAGGTCTACTCATTCGATTCCCTCTTTCACGTCTCGTTCGACGTGGTGCTTCCAATGCTTCTTGATGAATGGGAACAGCAAGCCGCTGAGCACTAGGTCGAACAAGACCATCAGGAAGATCTCGAACTGCCAATGCGCCTTGTCGCGGAGCAGCGTCCAGAACGTTTCGTGATCCATCACCCTTCTCTCAGGAACAAAGCTTCTTTGATTAGATCAAGCGCTGCGTAAAGAGCTTTCTTATATCTCTCTTCTCGCTCGCCTACCGGTGGCGCCGCTCCACCTTTGTTGTGCTTGCACCGGTCTTCCTGCGGTATCCCGTAATACCATTTCATGAATTTTGAGTCGTAGAAGCGAGGGTCGGGGAATCCGTAGTCGTCCACTTTGAGTGAGCACCGCGGACATAACTGAAACTTCGTTCCGCTCGAGAGCGTGTGTCCGATCACTGCGTTCATTGGGCCTCCACGGGCTCGCCGTACTCAACCATTTCTTTCAAACTGCTGTTTAAGCGATCCGCGCTCGGTCTTGCTGCAGGTACTTTGCCGTTCTCGTCGGTGCGCGGGTAGGCTAGGGACCAGGTGCTGCGACACACCAGACGTGTTTGTGGGTCTCCAATGTATCCGGTTGTTTCATACCGCACTGTCCGAAGTTCAATCAGGCCGTCTCCGTCCGCGATTAGCTCGTTGCCGCTGAACTTCACGACCTGGCGCTCGAGGGCATTACCGTTGCGCTTGAGGTCTTCGAACATCTCGTCGCGCTTGTCTTTCTCTGTCGTTGTGATCACTTCGAAATTATCGTACATCGTTTCTCCTTTGATGTCAAACATTGATTTAGTTTCTTATCTTCAAACGATACCGAATCCACTTTGTGTAGTAGCCAGATCGCAGAAGGTGAATGAAAACAGCCAACTTTTCTGGAATGGGTATGGTGATCGTCATATATCCTTCAAACGTTATCCTGCCACCAATGTCTTCAGATCACCCTCTGACGTTTCCTTCGCGACCAGGGCTTCGTGCAGCAGAGCCTCGGCCTTCAGCAGTTCCGATTTGATCTTCTCCACGCGTGCCAGGTTCTGGGCCCAGTCCTTCGAGGCTTTAGCGTAGGCCGAGGCGGCGCGCATAACCTTGGAGGCGTGGGAGTCGTCAGTCGGCAGAGTGTCGAAAGATTCCTTGGCCGTTCGCGCAGGGATGAGGCTAGCTTTTCCGTTCGCTATGATCTGTAGGGGCCCCCACGCGTCCGGATCGGTCGACAATTCGAAATCAGTCTTCTTGTTGAACGCAGCCTGCTCGGCGAGTAGTGCCGGACCATCCATTTGCTCGATGTCCGGCGGTGGGGCTCCTGTGATCTCAGAGGGCGCCGTAGGCACGAACGTCTGAGGCTTCTTGCGCTCCAGGGATGCGCAGACCATGCATCTCGTTTGGTTGTGTTTCTCGCAACGCTCGTTCATTGTTTCTCCTGTTCTTTCTTTATCTGATAATAGGCCGGCAGCGGGTTGCGGTACGTCACAACTCCCGGTGGCTTTGGAAACGCTTTGTCCCACTCGCGCTCCCACCTGATATTCTCTGGTGTGTTGAAGCTGCTGAAAGATCTTCCCTTCGCTTGTAGCTCCTTCATGCCTTCTCCTCTTCCGTCGGAGCGGGATCAACACCGTTCTTCTCCAACTTCTTGACGCGAGCTTCTAGTTTCTTTACTTTTTCTTCAAGTCCTTCAATTAGACTCTCAACCCACCATCGCGGCGCGTTCATGCGATCTCCTTAGGAAGCGTGAATCCCAATCCAGCTTTCGCAGCCCACTGCTTGCGGAGCTCCTCTTTCTCGCCGAGCTTCGAATAACGATCGGTGATGCCCTGCCCTTCGTGGCCCACCCAGTAGCGGATGATGTCCTCAGGCACGCCGATCTCGCGCAGCCGGGTAATCCGGAGACGCCGGAATGCGTGGAAGCCCTTGATGCCCAGGGGCTTGAGGCTGTACTTCTTCAGGTGACTCTCCCAGAGGGGCGTGCCCTCGCTCGTCTGGAACAGATAGGCGCCGGCCGGGAGGGTTCGAGAGGCTGTGTAGCCAACCAGGAACTCGTTCAGCTTAGGGTCCAGGTCAACGATCCGAACAGCCGCGGGGGTCTTTGGGTCCTGTTCCTGACGGCCCCACAGGCTCAGCCGGACGTCTATGGCAGCCTTTGTGGGATCCCAGCCTGTGTGCACCCCGTCCCAGCCGTATCGCACGGCTGTGGCTTCACCTATGCGAAGACCGGTACCTGCAAGGATGGCGTAGAACACTCCGTAGCGATCCTTGAGAGCTGCCGCCAGCTGCTCATCGGTGACCGTGGGTTGCTTCTGCTTGACGACCGGGGGCAGGTCGATGAACTTGTGGTTCCATTCTCGAGGATAGAGGAGCACTCCGTCTGGGCTGACAGCCGAGGCCACGATCTGCTTGGTCAGCGAGACCACCTCGGTGATACTCTTGGGGCCCAGGCCTTTCGCCTGCAGGTCCCGAGCGAACTTGCGTAGGCCTCCGTTGTTGAAGGTCGCGAGATCCTCGGCACCGAGCAGAGGCAGGACGTGGTTCTTCAGGTAGGAGTTGTAAGCCTGAAGAGTCGCAGGCTTGATCGGGCCGCAATTCCTCGTGGTTAGATCTCTCACCAATTCTTCCGACTGCTGCGCGAAGTTCATCCCTCGCTCCTTTCAAAGGCGCCCTGAATTTCGGCGTATACCTTGTCGCGTTTTCGCCTACGTGCAGATAATCCGCAATCGCAAAAATCTCCGTGGGGCCCGTTGGTCGCACCGTACGAACAGTCCGGCGAATGTTCTAATGTTTGCGTTTCAAGATACGTAGCCGCTGCCTCCAACGCCTCGCGCACCTTGTTGGTCACATGATCCTCACAGCCACCATAATGCTGGTGGACGACAGCCAGTAGAACGCTTTCTTCCAATCGCCTTGAGCCACGTAGGCCACAGTCGCAGCGACATCGAGAACGATCATGATGTTGACTATGAAGTTTCCCCAGTTGATTGTGTGCCAACTCATTCGGGCACCGGGCCGTCAGTGAATCCAACAGGCTCTCCTTTCAAGGTGACGAGATACGTGTCCCACCCGATGCGATGATCAATTCCGTCTCCGTACCCGTACTTTCGTACCTTGATGTCCGTGCTTCCGTGTAACACATACCCGCGAGTCTCTTCAAACACGATGTGCTTCAACTCTTCGAGCGTGTTGAACTCCTGGACTTCTTTCATCGCGGTTGCCAATCCGCCTCGCACTGGTCTGAACTTCATGGTCTTCTTCTCCGTTCCATCAGTTTGAAGATTATCACACGTCAACGTTCGATGTCAACGTCTTATTTGTTCTCCCAATCCCAAAACCCTTGATGCCCTCTGGCCGGGACAGGCTCCTTAAACTTCTGGATGCGCTCGAAGAAGTAGCCCCACCGCCCGGGTGCGTAGTCGCCATAAGGGTCCGGAGCGACGAACCGGTCGGGAAATTGGAGGAGTCCACTCTTGAAAGCCGTACCGAGCACGGCACCTGTTGGAATCGTGTCGGGGTTGTAGCCGAAGCGAATGCAAGCTTCGTGATCGACGTGCAGACCGGCATGAATAGCGACGGGGCCGACGTGATGCCAGGGACGCGGCCGTGTCTCTATGGGCTTTCGTCCGTCGACGATCAAACTAGCCCAGGGTTGCCACAGCGTGAGTGCTTTCATCTTCCCTCCGCTCTATTTCGTTCGAACTCTGCTTGCTCATCCCAAAACTTGTCTCCGCAATCGCACGGCACATACTTTAAATGTTCAATACCGTCGCAGCATGGGCAGTTGGGAATCGGCCACCGGGCGGCTTTCGGGTCTCCCTTGGCACCGCACTCGCAGTCGGCGGGGTTGCCGGTCGGCGGAGTGAAGTGGCTGTAAACTATTTTCTTATGCGACATTAGCTTTATCTCCCTCCTTCGAATACGTTCGGATCTTTGAAGTGGCCGTCGACGACCGAGACGAACTCGAAGACGCCGTGCGGGTCGTTGCTGCCCTCGAAGCTGATCATCTCCACCTGGCTCAGGTAGTTCGTCGGGCAGGTGTGCTCGTCGTAGAAGTACCGCTGGTGTTCGACGTACTTTTCCTTCGAGTCCTTCTGGCTGTGTGCGTACTTCCACGCATTCAGCGTCAAGATGATCGGCGGTTTCGTTCTAGACTTGAGCGTGACCGTCACCGGAGTCTCGACCTCACCGGTTGGGGTAAGCTTGAACATCCGCTCGCCGACTCGAGTCACGTTGAAATAATTGTGGCACTCGGGGCACGCCCAGGATCCGACCTTCTGACCAACCTTGATATGGCTGACAGCGAAGTCATGTTTCTTGCACGACGGGCAGGTCACGAATAGTTTTTCTTTAGCTCGTACGATCATTGTTTCTCCTCGGATACCGAATGTCGTCATCTCCCATGCTCTTACCGGTGCCGTCGGGCTTAACCCATCCGCGCCCGTCCCGATAGTCGATCTTCCCTGCGTAGACGTCTTCCTCTTGCTGCGGAGTCATCCGCATGCCTGGGCAGTCCGTTGGCAGTGACCCTTCGGCGCCGCCGCAGACGCTGCACAGAAAAAGATTGCAGAGGTTGCAACCGTACGGCTCACCGCATCTTCCGTTGCACCTTGCTCGTGTGTGTTCCATAACCTCTCCCAAAAATTTAGAGAGGCGCGTCTAACATAGATTGCGGGGTGCCCGCCCCACACGCGCCTCTCCTACTGCTTGGGCTGGACTGAGTGTAAATCATTGATCACTGGACTTCACTCCATAGACCCCGGCCCCAAACAAAACTTCTTGCGGCAGTTGTCGATGATAGAGTCGAATCATCTTCTGACCGATCTTGAACATCTTGTCGGACAGTGACGTCTTCCCTGCTAGAATCTTTCCAAAGTTCGTGTCTCGTTTGTTGAAGCCGCACCCATCTTGATCTTGGGCTCCGTCGCACGAGGCTGCCAGCATGCGCAGCCCGCGGAGGACGGCTTGCTCTTGCTCGTCGGTGAAGGTTCGCGTTGCTGCCACAATGTCTTGCACCGTCTCTGGTCTAATGGGGTCGGTGAACGATTCGGGAAGAGAACCGAACTCGGGCTCGACGCGCATCTTCTCCAGCTCTTCCCGTGTGACGAAGCGACGCGGGATCGTGCCCGGGATGTGCGTGGGTGGTGGCGTCGGGATAATATCGACGACCCTGAACTCCGGCGCCTTGATCTCCGCCGGCAGCGTGTCTAAGGCCTTGTCGATTACTTCTTGCTTGTCGATGATGATCTGGGCCATGCGTTCATCGAGCGAACCCTCGAGCACCAGGTGGCGTACGAAGACGGTGTCGGTCTGGCCTATTCTGTGGCAGCGATCTTCGGCTTGACTAACGTTACCCGGGACCCAGTCGAGCTCACCGAATATGACGGTAGACGAAGCAGTGAGCGTAATGCCAACGCCCGCTGCGCGTATAGTTCCAATAAATACTTTGCAAGTTGGGTCCGACTGAAATCTGTCAACAGCCGCTTGCCTGTCTTCGTTCTTGCTGCGACCGTCAATATGAACAGCGGAATTCCCAAAGGCAGAAACAAGAGCATCCACGACCTCGTAGTGATGCACGAAGATGCAAACTTTTTCCAGCTCCTCAAGCGCGCTTTCAACGTGCTCCACGATGAAGGGGATCTTAGCGACGGCCACTTCCTTTCGTACCTGAGATAGCTGCGCGAAAGCTGGTGTTTCAAAATCCCCGTCAGCAATAGAATCTTTGTACTCCTCATACGTTTGCTTTTCCTTTTCGAGAATGTCTTCGAGGCCTTTGGACTCGAGCACCAGGACCTGACGGCGCTTCGGTGGAAGCTCTTTCAGCACATCCCTCTTGAGACGACGAACCATGAACAAGGAACGCATACGCTCCTGCAGGTCATCCAGGTTGGAGGCGCCGCTGAAGTCCCACCCGAACTTGTGCTTGAATGCACCGCAGTACTTCTTGGCGTAAGCGAAGAAGTCTTTCTCGAAGCCCGGTGCGAGTGCCGAGATGATCGGCCAAAGTTCCTTTGGGCGGTTTACGATCGGCGTACCCGTTAGGAAGATTCGCCGCTGGGCTTTGATAGGTGTGATCTCCGGCTTCACTCCGATGACGTTGCCTTCCTCGTCTTTTATTTTTGATTCCTTGCGCCCGAAGATCTCCTGAGCTCGAGCCGTCTTGGGGTTCTTAACCATATGAGCTTCGTCGACGATCAGAACGTGCCATTCGGTCTTGCGGATGTCTTCCTGCCACTTGTGCAGCAACTCGTAGTTGAGAACCACGACGTCAGACGTGGGGAATTTCTTGGTGGTGGGCTTCACGATTTCGACCGACAAGTTCTTCGTGTCCCACTTCGTGAACTCGCGTCGCCAGTTCAGCTTGAGCGACGCGGGGCAGATGACGAGGACCGACCGCGCGTGGGGGTCGGCGTTGACAGTGCCGATGGCTTGGATTGTTTTTCCCAATCCCATCTCGTCACCGAAAAGAGTGTCTTTATGCTGAGTAGCATATGCAATTCCTCCCCGTTGGTAGGGGAGATAATCAAGGCTGGGTGGATGGGGAATTTCGATTGCCGCATCGACTGACCTTGATGCCGCGATGGCTGCGAGACGACCTGCTTCAAACTCTTCAAACTTGGCTTTAGCTTCGGGAGAGATAGTCGGAGCAAGTGGGCGAAGTCCGGCGAGGCGCTGCGTGGCTGGGGTGCAGTACCACCGTTGTTGGTCCTTTGGTTTCTCCCAGTCGAATTTGAATCCGAATTGCTTGAGCGTTTCTTTGTGGTCATAGGTATCCCGCGTCCCTGGCGCATCTTCGACTTCGAAGCGATCGTTTTGCCACACGATTCTCATTTGATTAGTATACCTCCTTTATGACGTAATGTCAAACGTTATCTTCGAACGTGTCGAGATCCATGACAAACGTTTCCCAGGCCTTCGTTTGGTAGATGATTGAAGACGTTGATTGTTCGTCGTCCCAAATAATTGTAGCGCCACCGGCAACGTGATCGCCGATGGTTCCGTAACTGTAGCCTTCATCTTCGGGCTGCATATTGAGTCGAACGCGCGCGCCCTTGGGGAGTTCTACCAGTTGCTCTAGCGTCAAGATTTGTACCAATACTCATAAACTCCGCCGCCACGACCTCCAGCAGCCATATCTGCGTAGACTTTAAACCTCCAACGCTGTCCGCACCGGGCGCACCTCACTCGGTGCCAATCGCCGTCCCAGTTTTCAAAGCGGGGCGTGAAACCTGGGCAGCGAAACAGACGGTGGAAAAATAAGAGCACCTTCTTCAATGTTTCTCCTTTGAAACACCGGGGGACAGGAAGGGGAGAGATCTACTCCCCTTCAAAATATTTTAAGAACGGGCTCCGCGGCGAATACAAATACAGTCATTGCAGAGAAAACCGTCTTCGGCGACTTTTCGTCCACATCCGTCTGCGCAAAATGCCTTGTACTGCGCTTCTCTGACTTCACGCTGCATCGTGGTGCGGACTAACTTGGCTTCGCGCAGTGTGCTGTAAACATCGACCAGCTTTCCGTCCGGGTAAAGAACTTCGTAGCCCCAAGTTTCGCGCTTTTTGATGGTGAACATTTTTATTGTTTGACGCTCCGTCTTGATATTTCTAGCGGCGGGGGGACTTCACGCCGCGGAGCAAAGGCTCCTGTTTGTAGAAAATAGTCAGACATTTGTTTAAGTCTTGTGCCGGCCTCCTCGATGTCGCGGCGCCTTTGTTCCTCAGAAATATTTGAACGCGACGTCAGCGCCTGGAGGAAGGTCTGCATACCGCCGAGCATTACAACCTGATTGACTTTCCTTTTGATCATGATGGATGACAGGGATCTTGCTACTTCTTCGATGGCCTGGGCTAACTCAGAATCCGAAATATTGCCGTATTCTGAGTCAGCCAACAACGTGCTGGGATCGTTCATTTAGGGCCCGGGCGCGGGACTTACTCCTTTTTACTTCCTTTCGTGCATAGCCGCAGTTTCGTGATCGACTACGAAGAAGCGACGCGCATCCTTTCCACCCGGGGACAGCAAAGTATATTTCTTGTCGTACCCGTGCAGTTTGAACTGGTATCTAATTCGAGCCACAAACCTCTTGGGTGGCATCTCCTTGCCGTCAGGACCTACGAGTTTCTCAGGAATTGCAATCTCCAAAGCTTCGGATGGAGCTAACCCACCCTCCATTCCTTTCACGATATCGAGCCAGACCGGCATCGCCAAAAGAGCCGCTGGGGTTCCATGTCCTCTCCCCGTCGGTGGTAGCGCCGAACGGGAAATCTTGCGAACCGTGGGGCCGTCGATACTTGCGGTGTGAATAGTCTTATCTTCCTTCTTACGCATCGTGTGTTTCACCATCTTTCCTGTTCTCGTCTTATCGTCGAGAACATTTGTGCCATCCTACGCCTCCCGTCTTCCGTATGTCAAGCGACCGTTGTGACGGTATTAGCACCTCCATTGGCACAACCCCAACATGCGGGTTTGAATGCTCCGTCTTTGTCCTTCAGTGCATAACCCGGATATTCCCCTTCGCAGAAGAAACACTTATCGTCATTCGCTGCGGCCCACGCCGCTCCTTCTGACTTCGTATCTGACATCGATTCTCCGTTTCATTGATCATGTGCTCTAGATACAGTGTGCTCGCGATATACATTTGGTTCAACGTTACTGTCGTACTAGTGTGCTTGGTACTTCCGGCTACGCAGCACCTCAACGCGTTCAATCTTCCACATCGACCGGCCACGGTCTGGAAAGGCTCCGTGCCATAGTTCTTGCAGAGCACGTTCGCGGGCCTGTTCCTCGTCCTCCGCAAACACGTCAACTTTACCGTCGTACTGCTCGTAAAATCCTGGCGTCGAACGAATCCACACGCGATATTTGTTCATCCGAGCTCCTCTTCTTTGAGCAGTTCGTCGACCCGAGCTTTCAACCATTTGTCGAAACCAACTTGGTCGTACAGGCGTGAATGGCGACCATCAAAGAAGAAAAGTTCCGGCCTCTCCTTCTCGGCTTCGTTGATCCGACGTCTCATCCAAAGAATGAAGCCGCACATTTTGCCGCCGGGATACGCCTCCTCGTCACGGAGCAGAATGTCTTCCGGCTGCTCTCCGTGCGCCTTGGCGTAGAGCACATACCTAGGATTGAAGTCTGTTGCCACTGTCGACCTCCTGGAGAATCTCTGCCATCATCTGCAGCTCGCAGTCCGTGCAGTACTGCACTTCGTCTTTGTCCAGTTCGCAGTCGCACATCCAGCATTTGTTTTCCACTAGTCTCTCCTCGCGTTCGGGTCTTGTGAAAGATTCGCCAATGCTTCTCGGATATAGTACAGGGCATCGTGCTCTGCGTCGTTTGAGTCTCCGTCGAGAGCGATGTCTGCCACATCGATCAAATGGTTCAGCTTCGTCAAAGTCAAAATCACTTTCTCGCCGGGTCTAGGTTCCCTTCCGAATTGATACTGACTCTTCGCCATCTACCCCTCCTCTGGTTCGTCGAACGGATCATCGTTACGATGTCCGTGTGCAGCGATGTTCGAAAGTTCCGTGGCCAGGTGGATGCGGACATGCTCTTCGAAAACATCAGACACAAACTCAGGAAGATTCTTGGCCTTTAGTCCGCGCTTCCCCACCGGAAACTCCCTCAAGACTTCTTCGGCGGCGGTGAGTGCCTTGTCTAGCACCTCAAGCTGATCGTCGTTCAAACTTAGAAACAAACCCTCTTTGCTCATCTATTCCTCCTCGCTCAAAGACTCAATCAAGTCGTCTATCGCGTCGTCGATGCCGCGCAGTTCTCTGTCACAATCAGTTTTCAGGACGGCTGCGTGGATGGCTTTATCCACAGCAACCTGCGCGACTTTGAGATTCCGAAGTACTTCCTTGGTGCTGTTCGTCATCGATCCTCCTTAAATTGGAAAGCAGAGTGCGCCGCAGGACGGGCACTCAACATCGGTGTAGACATCGCCCGGGGCTATTCGTTCCGACAAATCTTTTGCCGGGTTGAGTTGATTTTCGTAGAACTCGGTTTCGCAGTCTTGGCAGGCGTATAGCTTGCCTTCACCTTCCGGCAGCTTGATGAAGTCTCCGACGTGACCGGTCCATCGGCACTTGCAGGCCGCACCGGATTGTTCGTTCCACTCGTGATCTCCGTCCTCGACAACTGACCCTTCTGTCGTTAAGCCCACTTGCACATATGCCATGACGCTCAGCCGATCACCGCGCTTACAATTCGGGCACAGATAGTTGAAGTCGTTTCCAAGATGTTCGCTCATCAGTCTCTCGCCTCCTCGATGATTACGTTGTCCGCATTTGCGACCCACATGAGCAACTGCTCAGCCTCGTTGGCTTGTTCTAGGAACTGCTCGGAAAGGCTGCGGATTACTTTGTTTGACTTCGGTTCCAGTTCTCGAACGTTCTCTCTGAACTTGTCTCGCGCGATCTCCAGCGACAACTGCAAGAGACTTCGCTGGTCTTCTGTAAGTGCTACGCTGACGCTCATATTCCTACCTCCGCTCCCTGAGTCGCTTCCGCTTGTCGCATGTACATGTTCGTTGCGATTACGTCTCCGTCGCGCAGCCCTTCCGTTGCCAACGTCACCGACCAAAAATAGAGACTGTCGGTGTTGCCGCCTTCGGCGACAATGCGCAGCAGCTCCGCGGCCTTCTTGATCACATCCTGACTCGTGTAGGTCTTCATCGGATCTGCACTCCTCTCATTTTGGTGTGGTCTTCGTCTTCAAATTCGAAGTAGTCGATGTAGTAGCTTTTCTTTGGGTTATCGAAGTCGTACTTGTAGGTGTACATAGGGTGCTCTTTGACTTCGGTCGCAGGCACCGGGCCGTAGTCGCTGTCTGCGCGGAACACCGGCAGGCCCTGCGCTTCGATGCCTAGCTCCTGCAGATGGCGAACAAGTTCACCGACCGTTATTGGTTTTCCGCCTAAGCTCATGCTGCCACCAGCTTTCCGTCGACGATCTCGAACAGCCGCATCGTTCTTGGATCTCCCGGCACCGTTCGTGCGTTGACGTAGACTTTGCCGTTCTCGCACCAGGGGTAGGAGACAAGCTCCTTCCCCTGAACCATCGCGAACGGTTTCATTCCTTGTGCCACGAGTCGCTCACGCATGCTTAGGCTCACGCTGCCACCTCCATGATTTGAATTAACTGCGGTTGCTGCACCAGGTGCGTCGTCGGCTGCACGAAGCCGGAGCAGTCTTTCCTTGCGCGTCCCTTTGCGCGCAGACCGATGATGCGGCTGTGTGGGTCCGTCTTGAAACGAAGGTCGTGCAAGTCTCCGTCGTAGACTTTGTACCCTTGCCACGTCTTCGGAAGCTGATGTCCTCGCTTGACGCCAAACACTACTGCAACGTTGACTCCGTGCATTAGTGCGTCCATAGCGTCGTCGATGTTCGTCTCTGATAGTGAGAACGTCAAATGGTAGTTAGGCAATGTCCGTTCCCATGGTCGCGGGTGTTTTGTGTAGTCGTAAAGCTGAACGTGTGGAAACATCGGCGCAATAGTGTGAGCTAAGTACGGAAGATCAGACGTTCCGTTGAGTCGCACGCAAGGCTTTAGGCCGTCACGTTTCGCCTTACGGACGAGTGCTTCAATCTCCGAACACAATTGTAGCACGAACGCCGAACGATCTTGAATCAAAAACTTCGTCTTCCGAATGCGCGCTCGGTTGATCATCGGAAACGCAGCCGCCCTGCCTGCAGTGAACAGGCAAGCCGCCTTGCATCCCGCTGACGCCGAAGCACATGTGTTGGTGACGCCGGACGAATCAGCTGGAGCGAGATAAAGGATCCCTGTTAGATAACCCTTCTTCTCACCCTTGATCGTCTTGGCGTCGTGGCTTACGGATAGTAGTTTCATGATTGTCCTTGATCCTGGCCCTCCGCTTTGAAGATGGCCTTATTCGCAGCAGCATCGGCAACCATCAACGAGAAGTGTTTCCTAACGTCCAGTTTTACGACGCCGCGAAGTTCCCGTCGCAGGTCGCGGAGTGCATCCAACATCTCCGGCGCCGCTGCGATGAGACGTGCGTTGGACATCACTTCGGTGCCCGTCTGTCCGTTGGATGAGATTTCGGCTATCACTGCCTCACTTCCCGGCGCAATGACTAGACCGTTTGGCGATTCCTCCGAGACTTCAACAGTCCACGGTCCCGGAGTAAATTTCACTTCAGTCATGTTTTCTCCTTTTCTTGGGGCACACAAGTGCATCCCGCACCACGGCCTTGTTAATTAACAGGGCCGTGGTATGTGAGGCGCTTTGCTTACTCTTTTTCTTGTACGGGTGTGACGACTGCGATCAGTCCGGGTCGGCGCATCTCCCCGAACTTTCTAGCTGCAGCCTGGTCCATTGCGCGGATGATGGTGTAGGTTTGTCCGTCCTTCTCGTCTCGCACTAGGTTCTCGGGGCGCACGCTGCCCCGATACCACTCGATGCGGTACCGCCGGCGGTCAGACATTTCGCTCATCTTGTTCGTAGGCGAGCTGGTCCAGATAATCCTCTGAACCTTTCAGCGTGTGTTTCTTCACGTTGTTCAAGACTTCCTCCAGCTCCTCGACCGAGATGACGTTGGCCGCGATGCAGTATTCGCGCAAGTCGAGAATACGCACCTCGGCTGTCTCTGCGTTCTTGGCGAACACGGTATCATGAAACCACTGCTGCTCGTCGTTGTCGTAGCTGATGACCAAGTAGCGGTTCAGTTTTTTAGGCATTGTGTTCTGCTCCGTATTTCTGCGCGGCTGTTTCGCCTTGCGCGGTTAGCTTTGCTATGTGTGCTGCTTCGCTCTTCGCGGCTGCTGTGGCTTCTTCCCTGCAGTACTTGATATCGCCGATGAAACCCCAGCACGAATCCAGGTGCGAGTCTTCTGGGCTCTCGATGATGTAGCCGTAGACTTCGCCGGTGAGATAGCTGTCGTACTCGGATACCTCAGCCACCAGCAAGTCGATCGCTTCCTGACGCCGCTTCTTGGTGACGTTCTTGCACATCCAGTTCTCACGGATATCTTTCTTCTCCGCGTAGATGAATCCAACCTGACCGCTGTCCCACGGACAAGAGAACGGGGAAGTACGCATCGTGATGCCGCTGTGGTCGTAGAGATAAAGCGGCAGAGCTACGCCGCCCTCTTTCTCAATGCGCTCCACGAACTCTTTGGCTTCTTCCACGCTCATGCTGTGCTTGTCGCCCAGGTCGTAGCGACGGTGAAAGCAAACCATGTGGCCGAAGTTGTCGTGGTCGGTGCGCGGATTGAATGGTTCAGAGTCCTGCAAGATGCGAACGGTTAGCCCGTCCACCTCGAAGCGCTCTACGTCATCGTTGTGCATACGTTCTCCTTTTATTGGGCGAGTGATGCCCGACAGCGCCACCATCACTGATGGCGCTGGCATGCTCACTCCCTGTCTATGTTGAACCACTGCTCTCCCAGCTCTTCTTTCTGCTCGGTGCTTAAGGCTTCGTTTAAGACTTGAAACAAGGTCTCTTCCGGCAGCACGTTAATAACCTGCCGAAGTAAATCTGCGGTTTGCTCTGTTGTCAGCTTTCCGATATCGATCATGCTTCCTCCCTTTTTGCGTAAGATGGTGCGAAGAACTCGAACAAATCTGCGTCGTGTTCGCGCAGGAATTCCCACTCGCGGTCAGACAAGAGCAAATCATCTGCTGGAGTTGATTCGAGATTGTCATAATCGAGAAGGTCTATATCGACGCCTCCCTCATTGATTGCTATATTGGCGACACCTCCGTTGATCGTCACAAGCAAATACGGCTTAAATGCTTGCGCGATCTTCTTGCTTGCCGTCCTGAGTCGTCCGTGCTCCAAAGCGCTCGCGGCACTCCGGAGTAAACGTGCTTGTTCTGCTCTGGTCATTTCGCCTCCAATGATTTGTTGTGCAGCTTGACGATGTGCTTTGCGACTTTCTCGGATATAGCTACTCCGGTGACTTCTTCTTCGCCGTCTTCGCTTGTGATGATGAACATCCCGGCGTGTAGACCGTAGGTCTTCTCGTCATCTGCAAGCTGCCATACCGCCCATTTCTGCTTGAGTATGTTCATGACACCTTCCTTTCGTTCTGCGCTACGTGGCGCGGGCAGTACTTGCTTCCTTGGGTTGCGTCTTCGATGCACAACCCGGCGTCGCAGCACGAAGGTCCGTAGCTTATTTCTGCTCCCGCCAAAATATCCGAAAGCTTGTGGTAGGCGTCGCGCGCCGGTCCCTCCGACTCTTCGCCGGAGAACTCACGGTCGATGAACTGCGTGTACTCCGCGCGCTTCTCGTTGACTTCAATCGTGATCGTGATCTTTGCACTCATGCTGCCTCCCTTTCCTGCTTCTTAAACTCAAGTTTCTGCTTTGGTTTTGGTGTCGGCCTCACTGCGCGGCCGAAAGAGAGTACGAAACCTACAGACACAACGAACCACGCTGAGAAAACTCCTGCTGCTATCATCAGGCCTCCCTTTCTATGAACGGCTGCACGCGGTTTGCTTCGCGCTGCCATCCCTCAAACTCTTGAATCTCCAGCTCCAGCTCTGTTTCTGTTTGTATTTCTGTTTGAGTCTCTTGCATGTTTCTCCTTTGCTTGGGAAGTGAATCCCGACGCGCACCCTCTCAGCGAAGGTGCGCGGCATGTTCACTCACGCTGCGACTGCTGCCAGCTCCGGTTCTTGTTGCGGTTGCTCTACGGGCTTCTCGAACTTCACGTCTCGGATGTGATCGCAGGCTTTCTGCGCCGCGCTGATGGATTGCATCAGCATCTTCTTGTTGTTGTCGTTGAGCTTGAGCTTCTCAAGCCAGTGCTTGATGTAGGCCGCACTGTTCTCGACGACCGCAGGGGCGATGCCGACGACACCGCACAGCATCGAAGCGCCGAACTCTGCGACCAGCTCCTCAGCGCTGTACTTGTCGCCGCCAAAGCCATCACCGTTCGTGATGCCTTCGCGACTCAGCCTCTTGAGTGCGCCGGTTGAGTGCACCATCTCGTGGAACAAGGTGCTGTAGTATTCGCGTTGCTCCTTGAATGCTCCGCGAACCGGCGTGCCGATCAGGTCTTCGGACGGACGGTAGAAGGCTGCACCGGCGTCCACCAGCTTCGGCTTATCCGGGTATCCATCCCAGATTGCTTGCGCCGCCGGCAGATCCTCGATTGGTGCCTGGGGTTTGTTGAGCCCGAGTTCTTCGGCTAGCTCCGGGTTGCACTGGGTGATGTTGAAGACGTGCCAGGTCTTCCAGTACCCGGCGCGCGTGGTGCCGTCCTCGCCCGTCTCTTCGTTCCTGCTCTTGCGGTCATAAACTGCGTACTTGCAGATCGCAGTTCCCTTCTCACCCTTCATGACGTGACCGCCCAGGTCCTTGGCCTGCTTCGCAGTGAGCCACCAGGGAGAAGCCTTCTGCTGCAACATGAGCAGGAAGACATTCATTCCGCGGTACTCTTTCTGACTGATGAGATTCTTGGGAAGGCCTTGACTGACCCAGGGCTTGCGCCACGGGACAGTGCCTGCCTCAAGCTGCGATATGATCTGGTCTGCCGCTTGCTGATACGGCGACACTTTCTTCTGGTCTTCCATAGTCACCTCGATTGGGAATGAGTCCCGGTCGCCCTACCAAGGCAGGGCGAACGCGTTCACTCCGTAGGTATGTCCAGCTCGAATTCAAACGGATTGAAGTAATGCGGACGATGTATCTCGTCGCCATCCCCGTCATAAATTGTGTTGTCGAAGTTCTCAATGAACTTCTCGACGTCGGCGGGCAGATCAACTCGCACTTTGAGAGCCGTGACGGTCGCGTATGAGCCTTCAACGTGCACGATTGTATTCAGAGCTTCACTCATGCACAGAGCTATCGGGCAGTGATTTGGGTCGTCCTGTATTCCTCTCGCGATGTGGTCTTTCGTAACTTCAAATTTACGCAGCATTCGTCCTCCTGTTTGGGAATGAGTCCCGGCGAGCCCACCGTGATGGGCTCGACGCGTTCACTCTGCGAAAGTAACGAACGTTATTTCGAAGTACTCATCCTGCGGCCCCGACTCATTGTCCATGCCTCGTTCCGGTTCGTACTCCTCTTTCCAGTACTCTTGCAACTTGTCTTCTGTTGGCTCTTCGCGAAACAGAGCGAAGTCTTCTCCGTGTCTGTGGTGATAAATCCCCAACCAATGACCCTTCATGCGACCTCCTGTTTTCCTGCGTAGTGGATTGTTGGCTTGCTAACGCTGGGTGGTGCGCCTTTCTTGTTGAGCACGTAGCCGTCGAAGTGCATGTCCCGCTCAATCTTCAAACCAAACGGGCCTTTGACAGACTGAAGCTCGGACAGATTGAAGTAGCCGAGTTCCTTCTCGTGGCCTTCGACCAGACCGAAGAACATAAACTCAGTCCATGTCTCCTTCGGGCATTCGGTGCAGTCGAAGCATGCATGCTCGGGGCAGACCAGCGAACCCTCGACTGCGTACCAGGATCACAGCGCCCTCCTTGTGTGGCCGCATCTTAGGCAACGCCACCACTTACCGAGTACGTTGGCTAACTCAAACTTGCGTTGCTTCTGACAATGTGTGCAGGTCAGCCAGCGAATGTCGGGAGTCATAACACTCCCGCTGACTTCGCCACTTGTTCCTCAAAGTTGCCGTGGTCCAGCCATCGCGACACAAACTTCGTGACGCAAGATTGTCCACAGACATCCGCATCGAATGCAGGATTAGTTCCGTTAGAATCTCCCGCTGCCATAATGCGAAGTTCGACGTCGCCACTCTTCAACGTAACCACGACGTGAATCCTCCACCAGTGGTTCGCCTCTTTCTTCGGCGCACCGCAACAATCGCAAACAACTACTTTGTTCATCATTGGTTGCCTCCAAAGTCGTACTCGAATGCAGCGTCGTGACCTAGCGTGCGCAGGCCCACCACCGTCATGCTGCCGTCTTTGGCGCGGTACTCTGAAGTGTCCGAATAGCGGAATTGTTGCTTAGGCCAATACTCTGAATCGTGCTTCCGTTGAACCCTTGGCCGCACAGGCTGTAGGGAGATGACTGTGTCCAGGGTGCCGTCATCTTCAAGACACACGTCGAACAGTACGCCGTTTGCGCGTATTCTCATCGTCACGCCTCTTGGGGGAAAGTATCCCGCAAGCCCCCAAGCTAAGCCGGAGGGCTTACGCGCTACTTACTCCACAGCTTTCTTCCAGATGCTGAACGAGATGTCGAACTGACCTACGCCGTCGATGTTGAAGAGCAAACGCTTGTGACCTGCGTCGTGCAAGCGCTTGTATATCGCTTTAGGGTTGTCATTCTGTCCTGGGTGAAAGCCGCTCTCGAAGTCTCCTTCGAGCTTGATGTAGCCGTAATCGGCTGGGCTGATGTGGTCGTTGAGTGCACGGCGTGGGTTGTCTTCGATGCTTTCCAGATACTCTTCTATCGGGCAGCAGTCCACACAGAACAGCTCGCAGTCGTTCATGATGAAGTAACTGGGCTGCCATCCCCAGCAGTTAGGGCTCATGCGAATAGCCTTGTTGCACTCCTGACAGTTAGACCATTCGTCCGACCACTCGATCTCGTAGCCGTAAGCTTCCAGCAAACGAGTCGCATCACCGGAGAACTTGTTCCAGTTGCCGAACAGAATTCCCTTCTTCGGGTCTTTGTAGCCTGGTTCCGCGTACTCGTGGGACCAGCCTAGGTTCTCGATCTCGCTTTCTCTTGCTCGCAAATCGTATGGTCCGCAGGATGGCGGACGACACAGCGACTTGCGAAGAATGTACTCTGGAGTCATAGCAGTCCTTTCGCGTTGGGAGAATGTCCCGCAGCGCCCACACTCTCGGATGGGCGCTACGTGCTCTTCTCTCACTTATCCGTTCGGATTCATTGCCTTCTCGCCCCAACCTCTGGGGTGAGGTTCTTCGTGGTCTACATATTCGTCGTCGCGTTCCGCTTCTATCTCGGCGCACCAGTTGCATGTATCGCCCTGCTCAACATCAGATCCGCATTCTCTGCACTCAAAGAAGCGCACCCAGTCTTGGCGCTCCTCAACCCAAGTCTTCTTGCTGTTGGGGCAGCCTGTCTCGTGACAGAACACGCCGTTTATCATCAGCGCTTCGCATTGGTCGCAGCGCATGAACACACCTCCAGTACTTCGCGCATCCCAGATGTTAGACTGGGATGCACACTGTGCTGGATTATCCGTTCTCCCTACGATGTGCTGACGATACGATTCAGAGAGCACACGGTTCAATAGTAGGGAGGTAACTGTCTTTCTAGTACTGGCGTTTACCTGGCACTTCGTACAGTGTGCGGCGCTGGACGCCCTAGGCCACCTTCAGAGTTTCGTGGCGCTCTTGTGTGCCGTACACGCGGTCGTGTTCACGCTTTTCAACAGCTTGTATCAGGCGTTCAGCAGTCTCAACGGCGACCATTGTGGAATGGTTTTCTGCTGAATAAACCAATGCTGCCATCAAACAAGTTAGAGTTTTCTTGTCCATCTATCGGTCCTCGTCGAAGTGTTGCCGCAACGCTGGGCAAACGTTCAATTGGTCCGCACTGAAGTACGCGGAAACGTCTTCCGGCGTCCTTGGACCTAGGATGAACTCGTCACTCTGGGTAAGATTCTCTTCGACGTAATTGAACTCCTGATTGAAAGCCTGCTCCGTGCTTTCGATTGCACGCCGATGACGCTCAGCGCTAGCTGGATCATTTCGCATCTGGTTCTCCCTTTGTTGGATTGAGTCCGCGTGAGCCTGACTCGGCAGGCACACTCCGGCGAAGGAATGCACCTGATGTGGCAGGCTGTGTTGGCGAGATTACTGGCGAGGTTCTGGCGAGGAAACTGGTGCTGGTGTCTCTGTGCTATCCCAACCGAATGGGACATACACGTCGCTGTTCTCGACACCGTTGGCGTTATAGTCTGCAACGCGCATGGTGCCACGCGCATCTCGGATGTAAGTTCGGTCTGAGGCTTTGATTTCAGTCTGCATAGTTTCTCCTGTTGGGCGAGTGGCCCGTGTAGCCCACCTGAATGGGCTACCCATGCTACTCGCGCTACTGACTTACTTTCCGCAGCTGACGATGAGCGTGTCGCCCACTTTGGTAACGGTGGGATCTCCGCCGTTCTGGCAGCTTACGCCTACTTCGCTCACACTCAAGCGGGACAGCTTGTAGATGTATTCCACTTTGTCCTTGGCATAAGCTCCCAAGGCAAAGACCGCTAGCAGTGAAGCAACAAACAGAGTCTTTCGCTTGTGCATGTGTCACCCTTGACGCTAGTTGCGTCGTCCTGCCCTCCGTGAAGAGCAGGCCGCCGAAACTAGCGACAATCGCCGAAAGTCTTTGCGTACAGCTTTGCGTACAGGACGATGCGCTCAAACTTGGCGAACCCATCCTCGACACTCTCAGGCACCGCTATAGCTTGCGTGCGGTAAGCCTCTGCGATGTCCCGGAACATGTGGCGTGCCGGCCTAACCGTGGTCTCTATACCCATGTTGTCTCCCTTGGGCGAGTGGCCCATCGAAGGCACCGTAGTGCCCTCGCCGCGCTACTCGCTACTCCAGGTACTCCTGATGCAGTTCTTCATCTAAACGCGCTAGAGTGTTCAGCGCGTCCGCGTCATGAGCCCAACATTGAGCGTGGAGCAGCATCCTGCGCGCTAGTCTCAGCAAGGTGTAATGGCTCACTTCACCTGTGCGAGACAGTTCCAGAGCTGTCAGCAATACTTGCATGGATTCCTCCCTTCGTCGCGTAAGTAGACTCAACCTGGCGCTCCGCAGAGCGCTAGGCAAAGGCTACTCAATCAATCCAAGCGAAGTATTGCTCATCTACGCGCACAGGGTTGGGCACCATGCGTAGACTCACACCAACGGCAAGGTGCGCTATGAGCACTAGTTCAGCGTCGTTGGTGATGACTGTCTTACCTTGACGCATCTGATACAGCTTAACCTTGGCTTCGTTCAGAACGGATACGGCTTGCATAGACGGATTCCTCCTGTGGACGGCGCTGGGTGCCCCGATTGGTCACTAAGTGACCGCAGCTATCCCCTGCTCTCATTCAGGGGATAGCGACTGGCACTTACAAACTGGCGATAGCGGCATGCATGAAAATTTGAGCAAGAAAGCGGCGCAACGTGGGATTAGACTCAAACTGTGGCATTAACCTCATGTACTCATGGTGACAAGCGAGACGAGCAGACATAGTTCTACCTCCTAGGATTGAGCCAGTAAGCGCTCGTCATACCCACTCTTTCGAGTGGGCATGGTGTGCGGTTACTTGACAGACTTGAGATACTCCGCGGCCGCATCAGACTGTTCGTCGTTCTTGAAGAACAGCTTGCCGTAGTTGGCGCTAGCGTGGACCATCAGCTTAGGCATGTTCCTGGCTACGATGAGCCATTGCGTAAACGTCAGGGTAACTGGGAAGTGTCCAAGGCCATACATGGACAGAGAACCCTTCTCGGTTACTTTGATAGCCTGTCCCTTCTGTTCCGCTTTGCGCTCTAGCTGCGCAATGCGTGCCAGCAATTCTTCACGTGTCGGTTCAGCTGAAACCTGTGGTGCAGTCTGTGTCGTAGTCATAATGCCTCTCTTGTTTTGGATTTGAAGTCTAAAGACTTCCCCTAGACCACGCGCTAGTTAGAACGCGTAGGCTAGAGACTGTCTTTCGACAGCACAGGGCAAGAGTAATCACCCTAGTCACCCGCCGTGTGAGACACGGCCCGTAAAGCACACCTATAGCGACGGCCCGACAGCGCGGGAAGCTATAGACACACCTCAAGCGGTACCCTTACCGCATGGAGACTTGCTGTCACGCGCGATGGGCACACTTCGACCCACGCGTGATTCAGACTTGGCTCGGGAGAGACGTTTACCCTACCCCACGACTCCAGTGGCCCAACCTCAAGGCATACCCTGAGTGCTGACTCCCCATCCGCGGTATGCGCGATGGCGTCATCAAGTGCCTTGATTCAATCCACTGGCCATATCGTGGGCTACTCTATCGCAGTAACCCGTTGCCTTTGTTCGCTCTTCCTGCGAACCGATTGTCTCTCGATTGCCGGTCTTTCTTGCGAACGCAGTTACTAATGCATTCGCGGAGCCAAACGCGGAATCGCGTCGAATTTTGAGTTCGAACGTTGAGTTCAAACGACTTTTCGAACGAAGTACTAGTATTTTGTTGTCTCATTTGACGTGAGATTCTCACACAACTTTTCTCAAACGTGAGAATCGAACCGAGATTTGAGACGACTTTGTACTAGTACTGCGCTTCAGTGTCGGACCAATGACAACACGCCTAAGCTGTTGAATACGCTGGAGTTATTAGTTCTCGAAAAGATAAATGTAACGCGCGTGCGGAGTTATGGCGTCGAACTGCGCGGGCCAGGTGACGAGTCGCGCGTGTCGATCATTGCGGCGCCGGGTGCCCCGTTCTGTAGCTTAAAGCAACAGCTGTTGGTTATCTCTTTAGCTTAATCAACAGGTGTCGTTTATCTGGACGTGGGTTAACGTGTGGATTTTCAGCGGCTTGCGAGCGCAAAAACATCAAGTGCTTTGTTTTCTGCAAGTTACGGCAAACTTTTGCATCCATATATGCACGGAATTTTCGCGCCGTGCAGATGTTCGTCTCGCGCGCGTCTCTTCAGTGTACAGACTGATGTGACGTAGAGTCGCGCGTGTGTCTCGTATCTTGTTGAGTTTATTAGTCTTATTGATAGGGGACCCTATAGGGTAGGGGGGACAGGGTCTTCCACTTCTGGCGCGATTGGTACCGGTCACCTGGCTGATTGAAAACGAAATAAAAAATATCTGTACATTATATGTACTTCATCCAGGGCTCTCGAAAACAGATCCGAAAATATGTGAAGGCCCCGGGTGGCCCGAAAAAATTCCAGAAAAATTTTTGTCGCGTGTTGTCGCTCGGCGCTCGAAGAGCAGATGTCGACCAGGGGTGGATCGCTCGCTGAAAATTTCCTGTTCAAGAAAGACCCACCTGGGGGAAACTTTCCAGCACGAAATGCGATACGAGGGGCCCTGATTTACACCCTAAAAAGGGTTAGGATGGAATTAGGTTTTAATTAGGATGTAATTCAATTTCATCCTAAGATTTGGGGGTCCGGCGAATTACATCCTTTTCATCCTAAACCGTTTTTAGGGGAAAAATCTAGTCTATCTTGTTGAAAACAAATGACTTGGAATTACATCCTTTTCATCCTTGTGTGTCGGTGAACGTTTGAATTACATCCTAATTACATCCTGAACTTTTTAGGTTGTAATTCAGAACCTATACTACAGAAAACAAAGGATATAAAGTCGCAAAAGTATTTCAACCTTTTCATCCTAGACCCTGTGTGTGTGTGTGTGTGTGTGTGTGAATCACGAACTTACGTTCTTCTTCACACACAGGCTAGGATGGAATTCAAATAACGGCAACTGGACGACTTTATAAGCCCCCAAAGGGGCACCCAGCGCCTCCCGTCCCGCCTCCCTCCCGTCAAGTTTTCCGCCACAAAAACCTGACACCTTTCACTCTTTCCACCCCGTTCACCGTTCCGTGAAACACCCTCTTTCAGTGAACGCCGCTGTCGCTCCGCTGTAACGAACCCTCGGAACTTATGAACAACCTCCGAGGTCTCTGTCCGAAATGCGCAGTCTTCTTCGGACAAACCCCTTGCGGAGAATAGACCCCCAATCTCCGCAACGGATCTTAGTTGCCAAAAGCGACACATGCCACCAGTCGTCAGTATTACGAAGAGAGTCGGGTGGTAGAAGTCCACAGGCAAAGTCGCTACGGATTGCAATCCGGTGCGGCAGAGCAAATGGGCCGTTGACCCTACCGACCTCCGCTGAGAGGGCTGGAAGTCTTCTCGAGAAGCCAGGAGCCGCTGCAGCCCCGGTCCACGGACAAGCCAGCACCGGTTATCCCGTCCGGCCTTTTCAGATTCAAGGAGATCAAATCATGAGAACACTTGCGATTCTGCTTCTCCTCACCGCTGTCCCCACCAGCATCGGCGCCGACAACATCGCGCGGCGCTTCTTTCCCGGCTTTCAGACCTTGCCGCCAACTCCTCCGAGGAACATGGACCCCGTGATTTACGCATGAAGGAGCAGCCAGTGAAGAAAACACCACGAGCCAAGTTTATAGCGGAAGCGGGCGTCGACACGAAAAGACTCGCCGCATGCGTGTGGGACGCCATGCAACAAGCTTCGTCACACGACCCCGATCACGCCGGGGAACTCGATCTCCTGGCCAACCTAATTCAGGCCGAGGCCAAGCTGCAGGAGAGACGGTTTAGAGACGTTTGCGCTCGTCTATCCGTTCTGGAACGCAACGCCAGCTTAGTGATCCGTCAATGGAATAAATCAGGTAGAAAATCATGAAGATCAGTGACATCCCAACCGATCGTCTGCAGCAGGTAGCAGAAAATTTCGCGTCCTCGAAATTATCAATGACGGGGGTCTTCTTCGTGTACGACACAACCCAGTCGTCACGAGGAGAAGACGCCATAACGACTTTCACCTTCACGAGAAACGAAATCCTCGAGGAGTTGGAGTCCCGACTCGACGTGCAAGAGAGCGGGTACTGACGTGAACGCCATTCACATCAGAGATCCACGCAAAGACAAAGTTCGCGCCGCCATACAGTCGCTCGCCGGCCGGAATCACTACCCAGTCCAAGACGACAGGTTTGGCGGTCGGATAGACAAGAAGTTCCGCGGATTGATCGACGAACAATCGTTTCTCGATCTGATCGAAGGCGAATCCATTATGGATATCTGGTGCTACCTACAGTCAGATGGCACCAAGCTTTACGAGCTCGTTTCCACCGGACTCCTTCTTCGTAAGACCGAATTCGTGCGTGGACTGTTCATCTTCACAGGTCCTCGCGATCTGACTGACCTGGATTTTCGTCCATGATTTTAAAGAACTAAAAGGAGATTGAGATGTCAAATAAATTAGTAGCAGCAAAAACGGAACGGTGGTGCGCAGTCTGTGGAAACGTGTCTAAGTTCGCCGGCAGCGTGAACCAGGTGCAGATCACAGACAAAATGGTCAAGCACTACGAGACCGCGCACTCTGATCGCATGTCCAAGTGCTTCGACGAGTACGGCCGCACCTGGAACGAGCAGTACGACGCAGCTCTCAAGGGCCTGTGGAACTGCAAAGGACAGGTCGACAAACTCACTGCCGAACTCAAGTCCGTCACGGATACCCGCAACTCTCTGGCTGCGCGACTGAACGCCATCATCATGATCCTCGAGCGGAAAGATTAAGGAGAGACCATGTATTACGTTTGTGAGTGCGGTGAAGAGTTTGATGCAGAGCGGACCGGAGCGCGCGAGCACATGCTCGAGCAGCACCTGGACCTGATCGAAACCAGGTTCGATGATTTCCTATCCGACGTAATCGACGATGATATCGACGTCTCGGATGCAGAGATCTACGAAGAAGCAATCGACGATGTACTCGACGACTTGCTCGACGAGTTCGAAGACGGAAACTAATGGAAACCAGACTAACTAACGCCTGGTTGCAACGTCAGTTCAACCACTTCAATAGTGTCTACTTCGGTGGTCGGATCCACCCCTCAGTTAACGTCGTGTTCGGGAACACGCAGAAAGAAGGCTCCAATGGCCTTTATAACTACGCAACTCGAACAATCACTATCGACGATCAACAACGAAAACTGGGAAACGCTCGCCACATAAAGACGGATCTTTTGCACGAAATGGTCCACGCCGACTTGGACATAAACGACGGGTACGTAGGAGACCAGATGGAGAAGGATTCATCTCACGGCGCTCGGTTTCAGGGGGAGATCTGCCGGCTGTGGAGGATCGGCGCATACGACGGATTGTTGTAACGAGTTTGAAGACGGGAACTAAAGGAGATCGAAGATGAGCGAAACGACAGACGCAATAAACGCAGCAGAAGCGGCGTTGGAACAAGCGAAGCAGGCACTCGAAGCACAGACGGCAGTCCAAGCGGCATCTGGGGTTTCTGAACAACTTACAGGAGCACTGCAAGCGAACAACAGCACGCCTTCGACTGCGGTGACGCGTGAAGAGTTCGACGCAATCCGAGCAGAGCTGAACAGCTTGAACGGTCGCATCGCAGACTTCAACAATCGTTCCGGTCAGCGCATATAAGAACCATGCTCTGTACTTATGCCGGTTGCGGTCGTCAATCTTTAGTAAAAGGGATGTGCCAAAAGCACTATCAGAAGAAATACGAGAAGGAAAACCCCGATTACGTAGAGAAGAAGAAAGCAGCAACCCGAGCGTGGTACCGGCGTAATCCCTCGAAAACGTCAGCACACCGCATGAGTCCCAAAGCTAGGTTCGCCAATTTTAGAAAATGTGCGCAAAACAGAAAACTAGAAGTAACAGTTTCGTTCGATGAGTTTTGCTCTCTGATAATCCTTCCTTGCTTCTACTGCGGAGGGTCTTTGCCTCCCCAAGGGAGCGGCATCGACAGAATAAATTCTGACACAGGCTACGTGAACGGAAACGTCAGACCGTGCTGCGGCTCCTGTAACACCGCCAAGAATACTATGACTGAGAATCAATTCAAGGAGTGGGTTCTTAAGGTATTCAACTATTGGGTGAGCCATTGAGATTCAACATCTGCACCAAACTGGACAACGGCGCGGGACTTGAAGCGGACTACCGTCTGCTCAAGTCCCTGCTGGAGTCTTGGGGCCACGTAGTCGAAGGAGTGAACCACTTCTACCCGTACCAAGCGTCCGAAGCGGATGTGAATATCTTTCTTGAGCTGATCGCCGAGCCTGTCATTGGGAGGGCGAAGCAATCCTGGTTCATCCCGAACCCCGAGTGGTACAGCCTCTGTCACGACGCGCTGCTTACGCGGCTGGATAAGGTGCTCTGCAAGACGCGCGAAGCCTTCAACACATTCTCGCGGAAGGTCGGCGCGAATAGGTGCGTGCACATCGGATTCGAATCCAAAGATTTGTATGACCCGTCGGTCGAACGCCAGCGCAAGTTCCTCCACGTAGCCGGCAAAAGCAGCTACAAGAACAGCGAAGCCGTCGCGTATGCATTCGCGAAATTCTTCTCATCGCCGTGGGACAAGGACGACTTCCGAGAACTGGTCTACGTCGGCGAAAACCAAAATCTCATGAACATCGCGCGCGACCACAAGAACGTCACGTACATCAAGCACGCCGGCGAAGATGAGCTGAAGCGCCTGATGAACGAGTGCCTGTTCCACATCATGCCGAGCAAATCCGAAGGCTGGGGTCACGTCATTCACGAAGGTCTGGGATGCGGCGCCGTAATGATCACGACGGATTTTCCTCCGATGAACGAGTTCACTGGGGCATCCGTATTCATCCCGTCGCAGAAGAATGAGCCGTGTTGCCTCGGTCACAACGCCTGGGTGGGGGCTTTCGACGTCAGAGACTCCATCGAGAAAGCGTGGAAGATGACGCCAGCTGAGATCTTCGCAGCGCAGAAGAAAGCTCAACGTTATTTTTACCAGCAGCGTCAAGAGTTTCGAGATCGACTTAAACAGGTTGTAGACGGAGCTCTCTAGTGGAAGACATCGAAAAACTCGTACTACCCTACACCGGTGTTTCTCCGACGCGCGTGCACGCCCTTCGCCTTTTAGCAGAACAGATCGAAGCGAAAGGGATTCTGGGGGACGTCGTCGAATGCGGAGTATGGAACGGCGGCACCGCCGCTTTGTTGGCTGCAACGGCTACCAGGTCCCCGCAGAAAAGGACCGTGTGGTTGCTGGATTCGTTTGAAGGCTTTCCGGCTTCTACGGAGAAGGACGGCGTGAGTCTTCGCGACAATCTTGTGGCCAAGGACTTCACCGGCAAGATTGTCGGCAACGTTCAAAAAGTAGAGGAAGTTCTTAGGCTGGTTGGCGCAGACATGGGTCAAGTGAAGATCCTACCCGGCTGGTTCAAAGACACTTTGCTGTCCGTCACCTCTGAGAAAATCGCGCTCTTGAATATTGATGCCGACTGGTACGCGTCCGTGAAGGAAGTTCTCGAGGCCCTTTACGACCGCGTGGTTCCCGGCGGTTTCGTTTCATTCGACGACTATGGCTTCTGGCCAGGATGTCGCGCCGCGGTTGATGAATTCGTAGCAGCAAGAAAACTGAACTTCGTGATGCACGACGTCGATCAGGATATGCGTTGGTTTTGCAAGGAGAGGTCATGACCGTCGAATCTAGATCAGGCCTGGGCTCGTACTTGATAGAGACAGTAGCCATCCGAGAACAACTTCCGGTTCTGGTTCGAGAACTGGGTGTTCGTACCTTCCTCGACGCTCCGTGCGGCGACCTCAACTGGATGAAGCAAACCAACCTCGAGGTTGAAAAATACATCGGTATAGATCTCCTTACAGACGACAACTGGTGGTCTTACGCCAGTCTGAAACGTGAGTTCCTGGTCGGGAACATCTTGTACTTCTACCTGCCCCGCGTCGATATGATTTTCTGCCGCGACTGCCTGGTGCATCTCTCGAACGCGTCGGCGATCAAGGCCTTAGAAAATTTTAAGCGAAGCGGCTCGAAATATTTGGTAGCCACTACCTACCCCAACGTCCGCACGAATAGTGATCTAGACGGCGACATGGTTGGTTGGAGGAAAGTGAATTTGGAACTGCCACCCTTCAATCTCGGAAATCCTCTGCGAATCATTACCGAAGCCGGCCCACGGTGCGAACCCGGACAAGACGATTTCGGAAAAGTGCTCGGCGTTTGGTCTTTGCAATGAGAGACACGATGCAAAGCATGTGGGTGGGGGATCGACTGTCGTCGATGGAGCAGTTGTGCATCAAGTCGTTCCTCGACAACGGTCATCCGTTCCATCTGTACACGTACGGCGCCGTCGCAAACGTCCCCGAAGGTGCGACGGTCCTGGACGCCAACACCATACTGCCGGCATCAAGCATTTTCAAGACCTCCGGCGGCTTCGGCGACGGATCCTACGCCGGTTTCGCAGACCTATTTCGTTTCAAGCTTCTGATGGAAAAAGGCTCTTGGTGGGTGGACACGGATGTGATCTGCCTAAAACCTTTTGAGTTCGCAGGCGCTTTTGTTTTGACAGGCGCACCTCCCATCTACACCAACGCGATCATGAGGGTTCCGACGAATAGTATTTTCGCGTCCTGGCTGTATACAGAAGCCGAGCGCCGTCGATCCGTGGGAATGGCATGGGGGACGATAGGAACAAGGTTGATCACCGAAGCGATCGCCACATTCGGGATGCAGGGGTACCTGTACCCGCACGAACTTTTCTATCCGATAGACGACCACATGCTGATTGCCTCAGGTCGATCACAAGAAATTGATCAGCTGTGCGAAGGATCAGTTGGGATCCACTGCTACAACGAGTTGTGGCGACAATCCGGCCGAGACAAAGACGGCAACTACCCAGCTGACTGCTTGTATGAAAGGCTGCTGCGGAAATTTGGAATAAGGAATTAAGGAGACAGCGATGGACTTCGAGCAGATCTTTCAACTAATTAGCAAAGACGAACGCGTGCTGCTAAGCCGAGATCGGGCCCGGTGCCTCTACGACTGCGCACAAGATGCGCTGCGAGTCGACGGCGAGTATTGGGAGACCGGAGTGTTTCAGGGCGGCAGCGCACGTCTGCTGGCGGAAGTGCTACGTGGTAGGGATCGCACGTTGAGACTGTTCGACACCTTCGAAGGGTTCAAAGGTCTGACTCAGGAAGATGGAGACTTCGGTCACGTCGGCTGGTTCTCCAACACATCCCTGGGGATGGTGAAGCAATTCGTGGACGCAGACTTCGCGCTCTACTACCCAGGCCTCGTGCCAGAGACTTTCGCCGGCCTCGAAAATTCGAAGATCGCATTCGCCCACCTGGACACGGATCTGTACGAACCCATCAAGGCTGCATTGGATTTTGTTCTTCCACGCCTGACACCTAACGGAATCATCGTTGTCGACGACTACGGGGACTCGAACTGGCCCGGTGTCAGGGCAGCTGTGATTGAGTCATTCGACCCAAAGAAGTTTCCCCTGAATCTGTACGTACGCAAGTATGGCGAGCACGATTGCCAAGCGGTGATTCGGTGAGCGGGAAAGTCAGCATCATCATTCCCGTCTTCAACGGTCAACGATTCATCCACGATGCAATCGAGTCTGCGTTGGGTCAGACGTACAAGAACAAAGAAGTGATCGTGGTCGACGATGGTTCCACGGACATAACCTGGAACATCGTCCGCAGCTATCGGTTCCGCGCAATGGGCATCTGGCAGAAAAATTCTGGCGCATCCGCGGCCCGAAACAACGGGATCGCAAACTCTAGTGGAGAGTTCATTCTACCTCTCGATGCGGACGATCGGATCGATCCGCTGTACCTGGAGAAGACGGTTCCTTTGATGTCGGACTCTGCGGTTGGTGTCGTCACCACGCAGTACCAGTGTTTTGAAAACGATGATCGCACGTTCCGTCCAGTTAATCCAACGCTCACCCTGGAGACGGCAGACAACGTCATTCCGGTCTGCTCTCTGATACGCCGTAGCGCATTCGATCAAACCCCTGGCTACACGAGTCGCTTTGTTGACGTCAACGGCGTCGGGGCGATCGGCTACGAAGATTGGAACCTGTGGCTCGACATCCTCAAGCGTGGGTGGAAGGTTGCCGTTGTGGACGAACCACTTTTTCATTATCGCGTGAAGGTTGCTCCAACGTGGAAGAAAGAACCGTCCGATGAATCGTTGCGGCAAATCATTCGAAGCCTGCACCCAGAGTTGTACGGGAGAACGTAGATGGGAGATACCATTCAAAACCTTTGCGGATGCGGGTGCGGAGTTCGTGTTGCACGAACGTTTAAACGCGGACACGGCGCCCGAGTCGGTAGAGGGCCGAGGACCCACGGAAGAACACACACTCCTGAATACTCTTCTTGGGATGCGATGAAAAGTAGATGCAACAACCCTAACACGAAAGATTGGGATAGGTACGGAGGGCGTGGAATAAAGGTTTGTGAACGCTGGATGTTATTCGAGAATTTTCTTCAAGACATGGGGCCAAGGCCTGAAGGAACAACTTTAGACCGCAAAGATAACGACGGAAATTATGAACCCGGAAACTGTAAATGGTCGACGGACTCTGAACAGGCCAAGAACAGAGCGAATAGAGAACGAACGGTCGGAGGACAATTCGCATGAGAGACACCATCAGTAGCTTGTGGGTCGGCAGCTCCCTGTCTCCGATGGAGAACATGTGCATCAAGTCCTTCCAGCGACAGGGGCATCCGTTCCGGCTGTACGTCTACAACCCAGTCGCGAATGTTCCCGCGGGAACCCTCGTCGCCGACGCGGAGCAGATCGTCCCAAAGTCTGACATCGCGCGTTTTCAAAATCTCGCAAATTTCTCGGACTACTTCCGGTACTCGATGCTGTTTCAGAACGGCGGTTATTGGGTAGACCTGGACAACTTCTGCCTGCGGCCGTACGACTTCCCCGAAGAGTACGTGTTCTCTTCGCAGCTAACATCCGACCGCGGAATGGACGAAGGAAACGCCGGAGTGATTAAGGCTCCGAAAAATAGTCCAGTGATGCAGTACTGCCTGAACAAGATTGATCGCATGGATGTGTCGAGATCCGAGTGGGCTGCGATCGGCCCCATCATGTTGCGCGAAACTTATCAGCCGCTCCGCCTGGGCCACTACATGAAGCCTCACCACACGTTTTGTCCCCTGCACTATTTTGAGGCACCGGCCAACGTTTTTAGTTTCGGTACATGGGACATTCAGTTCCCTTCCTCGACTTACTCAGTCCACCTGTGGAACGAAGAAGCTCGTCGTTCCGGCATCGACAAGTACGCCGCGCACCAGGGAAGTCTCTTCGAGAGGCTGAAGGAGACGGTGCAATGATTCAGACCATTCTTGCTCTGCTCTCTCTGGCAGTGTCGATCCTCGGCATCTTCATGTCCCGCGCCAGGACGAAGAAGCTCGAAGATCGCGAGACCGCGATCGAGGCGCGCGAAGCAAGACTAGAACGCGCTGTCGGTTTGACGGGTGAATCCGAATGAACTCAAACACGAAACTTAAAGTGGTCTTAACCATAATTCTAGCTGTGATTTTCGTGTACATCCTTCAGGGCGCCGAGCCAATCTGTCGGGGACTGAAGCTCAAATACCTAGAGTACAACGACGCGTACTTCGACGGCGTGCTCCCACGAAACACAATCGTCGAATACGGAACGTGCCCAGACGCTCAATCAATAGCTTGTACGACGCACCCGGGAGATGTTTTTAAGATCACTCTCGTTAAGGAATACAACCTCGCTCCAGTTCAGGCGCACGTAAATCTGCTCCACGAAAGCTGTCACATCGTTACCTGGACGGAGTTGGAGGAACACGGGCCTAGATGGAAAGATTGCATGCACCGAATTTATCAAAAGGGTGCATTTGAGGGAATACTATGAAAGACATCATCCTACTTCCAACTTACTATCGTCCGGAGTATCTGCAGCTCTGCCTCGAGCATCTCGCGCAAGCTGATGGCATCACGAACAAACAGATTTGGATTCTGCAGGACCAGCACCAGGACGACCTCATCCGTCACGCCGCCGAAGAGAACTGGACACAGGAAGTGCTCGCGGCATGGCAACCATATCTCGCCCTGGACATCAAGTTCTTCCGAGCCTCCTCACACACCACCGTCGGGAACAGCCGAAACGTTCTGGAAGGATACCGGCGCGCGTTCGAAACAGACGCGCAGTTCGTCTACCAGATTGAGGACGACGTGTTCGTGCAACCAGATTTCTTCAGGTGGCACGAAGCCGTGCAGAACGATGGTGACTATTACTGCTCGATTGCCAACGGCTGCTACTACCGAAACAAAGAAGTCCGCACCGACGTCACCGATCCCGGCGCCTACCTCACTTCACACAAAGACTTCGGTTCGTACGGCGTGTGCTGGCGCCGCGAGAAGATCGGTCTGTTCGTGGAGCACGCGCGCAACGAGTACTACACCAACATGGACAGTTACGTTCGTCAACACCTCTCTGGCACTCCGCTTGGGGACGCGTTCACGGAGCAGGACGGACTCATCGAGCGCGTGATGTGGAAGACGAACGGAGTCACCGCATGGCCTTATACGCCGCGCGCATACCACATGGGTTTTTACGGATATCACCGCGCCGGCCAGCGGCCTAACGGATTCCTTGAAGCCAAGCTGGAAGGCCTTCGCAAGATGGTTTCGGATCCCGCCACGTTCGCGAACCCAATCAACAACCCCTACAACGATTTGGTTCCCTTCCCCTCCACGCCCCCAGGCCCGTGGGAGAAGGTGACGAAGGTTCAGGAGTTCTAATGCGAGACATCGTCATTGTGCCGACATACGATCGCCCAGAATTTCTTTGGGTCTGCCTCGAGCAGCTCTTCAAGGCGAAAGGCGCCAACGAAAAGTGGGTGTGGGTCTGTGAAGATATTCACGCTGACAAGCCGAAGAGTTTTGTAACCGAAATGGAAATGCTGGCGACGATCCGGTATTTCGAAAACCTCACTGAAAGATATCTGTGGCCTAAGCTGAAGTATGTCGGACGAAAACCTCACACCACTTATGGAAACAGCTACAACCTCCTGGCCGCGGTGCAAGAAGCATCGACGGCAGACGCGGAGAAAGTCTACATCGTTGAGGATGATGTTCTAGTAACGAAAGATTTCTTTGAGTGGAACGACCAAGTGTTCAGCAACTTACCCCCATGGGTTGCATGCGCCGGCCGACTGAACCGAAGTCTCAACTTCGCGATGAACGGGCCCGACGCAATGGACGAGAGCATCAAGGACGTCAACGCGTGTAAGGCTGTCATCGGCGCCTACAACTCCTGGGCGACATGTTTCAGCAGGCAAGCCCTAGACGAAATCGTCAGCATCATTCCGTCTTACGATACGTTCAGGCCAGGGTTTGAACAAGACATGCTGATTCAAAATCATATGAGACGTAACAAGCTAGTGTCTGTTTGGCCGTTCGTCGAACGTGCGTTCCACTTCGGTTGGACCAGTTACCACAGGTGCGGACGGCCCATCACAGGGAATCTTGAAGAAAAGGTGAAGTTCATTCAGACGGCCGTGCGTAGCAAAAGCATTCTGTGCGAGATGGCGTCGCTGCAAGAAATGGATACGTTCTTCGATCCGACGGAAGCTAGGTGACGCCCGCGGCTCGAGCGCGGTATTTGATGGACAACTACAAGTTGACCATCGAGCAGTCTGATGCGATCGACGCTTATCAGAAGGGTCTTTGCGCCGTATGTGGTCGTCCAGAGCACGTCCCCGGTCGCCGCCTCGCAAACGATCACGCGCATCTCGACGGTCTCATTCGCGGTCATCTTTGCTCGCAATGTAACCCTCTACTGGGAAAGCTGGAAAACGCCTTTATACGCCTAGGCCTACACAAAGTACCAGGTCTGGACTTCGTGCAAATTGTTGAAAACTTAGCGGCTTACGTGAAGAACCCCCCAGCCACGGCAGCTCTCGGCCAGCCTAAGTTTGGGTACCCGGGAAAGACGAACACCAAGAAACACCGAAAGATGCTCACGAAGCTTCGGAAGGTGGAGAAAGGCATGCCACCACTGGTCAGTATTACGGAGGAGCCGAAATGAGCACAACACCCAACCCGATAGCAACCCTGGTCCCCTCCTGGGTGCACAACTACGCGGCTTTCATCAAAGCCCACGAGAAGCTCCTGATCATCGCAGCGGCTAGCTTCCTGACTTTCCACTTTTACTCGAAAGCGATCAATGCCTGGGAGGCGTTCGATAAGCGCCGCGTCAACATAGACCAGCAGAAGATCGACTCGCAGCATCAAGAGAACGCCACCCTGGCCGAGCAGCTCTCCGCCCTCAAGATCACGGTGGACACCAACGCAAAGCTGGCAGCACAGCAGATCGCAGCGAGCCACAAGCAAACGCAGCAGCAGCAGCTGTTGGACCTGCAGCTCCCGCTCCCAAATCTAGGGCAGCGCTGGATCACCCTCCTGAACCTTCAACCTGGAGACATCACAGCTACTCCCGACAACAAGCTTGCCGTTACAGAATCGGCGTCCCACACCACGGTGAACGCGCTGGAAACAATTCCTGATCTGACATTGACGCTGTCTAAGACGAAGTCTGAGCTCGACGGTTGCAACACGGTTCGTTCGAAGCAAGACGAAACGATCGCAGGCGTGAACAACGAGTTGGTTCTAGAGAAGAAGGGCAGAACAGACGACGCGAAGCTCGCGAAGGCTGCGCAACGGAAAGCATGGAAGAACGGCTTCAAGTGGGGTTTCGGAGCCGGGGCAGCAGCAGTCGCCGCAATCAGAATCGTTTTTCACTTCTAAGGAGCTTTGATGTCGCACAACACCGAAGCAGGGTCGGCACTAATCGCGGAGACAGTGAAAGTTTACGAGAAGAACGGTGGAAACATTCGCGCCACCGCAATAGAGCTGGGTATCGCACGCAGCTCGGTTCGCCGGCGCGTCGCGAAAGTAGGCCTAGGAAAGAAGCCACTGGCTGGCGGAACGCGTCACGGAGTCAAAGCGAAGGTCGAGAAGCTCCCGGTAAGCGGGGAGATCAAGAGATTCATCCTGACATCTGCGCAGAACAATACGTACGTCAACGAAGAATTTCTCGATAACTTGGAAGCCCTGTCCGATTACTACGACGCCGAGATCATAGTCGGAACGTACACCTACAATCAGAATGCCTACGGCCCCAAGAGCGTTAAGAAAGACAGTTGGAGATCGAAGGCAAGCAACGGTTCATACGACAAAGAACTCTGGTACGACCCGAAGCTAAGGGATTACATCAAGGATTACCGCATCCAGTTGGCGCCGGGTCTTGTGTGGGCGGGTGAATACAATGCGCTCCCGACCAACGTCAACCCTCTAGCCGGACTCGAGTCATACACCAGCCGAAACTCCGCGATCTTCCCTCATGCCAAGTTAGCGCTGCGCAGCATCCCGACGATGCAAGGCGAAGGCGTGAAGCTGAACTACACCACGGGCACCGTCACCGAGCGCAACTACATTCAGAAGCGCGAAGGCGTGATAGCAGAGTTCCACCACATTTACGGCGCGCTGCTTGTCGAAGTAAACGAGAACGGTAACTGGTGGGTGCGCCAACTTAACCAGGACGAAGGCACCGGCACACTGCAAGACCTGCACGTTCTTGTGCAGCACGGCGAGGTCATCTCGACGGATGCAACCGTCGAAGCGGTGACACACGGCGACCTGCACGGCACGATGGCAGATCCGGAAGTGGTCGAGACCACGCTGGATATGGTCGACGCGCTGAAACCCAAATACCAATTCTTCCACGACGTGATGGAGGGGGCGGCAGTCAATCCGCACATGCGCAAGTACGCGGCGAACCACGAGAAGTTTTACACATGGCTGCGTGGCTACCACAAGCTGGAGAACGAAATCGTTGACACCGTCAAGCTGATGGTGCGATACGTTCGGCCCTTCTCGCAGAACGTGGTCGTGGATTCAAACCACGACGACGCGTGGATCAAACGGTGGCTACGCGAGTACGACTACCGCAAGGATCCACCCAACACCGAGATCTTCCTGGACCTGCAAGCCTACCTGTATGGGCAGATCCGCAACGGCGTGACTGACGAACAGTCCCGCGCCCGCAACGCGAACCCGAAGTATGTGCGCGACATCAACGTGCTCGAGTATGCGCTGCAGAAGTACGGCGCCCTGCGGCCAGATCAATTCAAGTTCCTGAAGGCCGACGAACCGTTCAAGACCTGCGGCAAGAAGATCGAGAACGGCATGCACGGCCACCTGGGTCCTGCCGGAAAGTTCGGCAGCCCCGCGGAACTCTCGAAGATGGGCCGCAAAGCTAACACGGCGCACACACACAGCACCGGCATATGGAACGGCCTCTACGTCGCCGGCACGAGCAGCAAGCTGCGATGGGATTACACCAAGGGTCCTAGCAACTGGACCAACAGCCACATCCTGACGTACCCGAACGGCAAGCGCACGATCGTCACCGTCTACAACGGCGCGTGGAGAGCGGAGAGCAAATGAAAACTGTATACCTTGCCGGCCTGATTTCAACGGAGAAGACGGAATCATTGACGTGGAGATATGACGCTGCGTCAGCGTTTGAAGGGAAGATGCGTGTTCTTTCTCCGATGCGAGGAAAGGACAAGCTCGGGAGCACGTCTAAGGACGGCGGGATCACCACGTCGGAACTTACAGCGAACGACATCTTGATGCGTGACTATCACGACGTCAAGGAGTCACACGTAATCCTGGCGCACCTGGAAACGTTCGGGTCAACTCGACCGATGGTCGGAACGATCGCAGAGCTCGCTTGGGCGTGGATGTTGCAGATACCGGTTGTAGCTATCTGCAACAAGGATAACTACCTAATGCGAAATCACCCGTTCGTCAAAGCATTCGTTTCGCATTTCAGCGAAACAGTAGAAGAGGGTGTCACGTTCGTCGCCACCTATTACGGAGAATAACCGTGACTGACACCAATCAATTTGTTGTTAAGGATTCCGGAGAAAGAGCGCAGTTCGATTCCGGAATGGTTCGAGACGTAACCACAGACAAAACAAACGTTTCGTTGGTGTTTGACGGCCCGATGTTTTGGAGATGGGCTGTACATCTCACGAAGGGCGCAATCAAGTACGCGCTCCGAAACTGGATGAAGGCCAACGGCGAGTCAGAACTGGAAAGGTTTCGTCAGTCCGCTTCCCGACATTTCTACCAGTGGTACAGGGGAGACGTCGACGAAGATCACGCCGCAGCAGTGTTCTTCAACATCAACGGCGCGGAATACGTGAAGGAAAGATTAGCTGCAGAAAATTCAAAGGAGAAACAGTAATGATCACAGACGTCACACTACGCACGCTGGCGAGAACCACCCCCGAGGGTCAGGAAACAGTCACGTACAACCCCCAGGTCAAAGAAGAAGTGGAGAAGTTGCCCGAGTGGGCGAAGCAGTTTTCGTCGACCGACTCTCAAATTCGTACGATCAAGTGCGACGGAAAAGATGAAAAGGGCGTTGACTGCGTGAACACCGCTTCTTTCGATGTGCAGAATCAGGAACAGATCGCGTCGCTCCCCGACTGGATCAGGACGTTTCGCACCATCACTTTGGGGAACAACCGTCGCTTCGGGTACTGCTCGGACGTTTGCGAGGTCAACGGTGTAACCACCGGTGACCACAACGTTCCGGAGCCGAAGCAGGTGCAGGAAGCCACCCCGCTCGACGCGCAGCGCGCGATCGCAGAAGCGAAGGTCGCTGAGTCGATGAAGACGAAGAAGACCGACAGCGGCAAGCGCAGCAAGAAAATCCACATCGTCGAGTAAACCGAATGGACACCATGGTTCACTTCAAGGGAATTCTGAAAACGCCCATCGTCACAGAAGTTGACGGTGGGTGGTTTCGGAACTGGTTTTGCCCCCGCCGGGTTCTGACGACATTTAAGTCCCAGAAACTGACGGTGCGCCACCGACTTGATCAAGAGCTCCGTGACGTCGTCGACAAGGTTATGCAGGACATGCAGCGCACACAGGGTCTAGTCGTGGTGAAAGATGAGACCAAGCCTCAAACGGATGCCAGCAATTTACAGTTCTGGCCACTACACAACTTCAGCCACATTGAGATCGAACTGAAAGTTCTAACCGTTCCGATACCGGCAGCTGGGAAGGAGACAGTCAATTGAAGACATTCTTCGCAGTAGGAGAGATCAACCCTGACATGGCTCGATCTTTTTTCTCCGGCCTGGTTCCTAAGGGCTTCACAGATGTGGTGATCAGTTCCCCAGGCGGCGACATCGGACTCACGTTTGGGATGCATGACGTCATCAAGTTCTACGGTCTCCGTACGCACGGCGTAGGCCTTCTGCAATCGGCTGCGTCTGTGCTTCTGCAGGCCGGCAAGTGGCGCACTATGACGAACGCCAGTTTGTTGGTCTTCCACGCGCCGGAAGAAAAGATCAGCGACGCGCAATGGCGCTTGCACACGCAGCTGGTGGAGATGGTGGCGCAGCGAACCGGTCTCAACATCGCCGAGGCGCACGATCTGTTCGACAACATGTTTATCAACGCGAATCGGGCCCTGGAGCTAGGCCTGATCGACGAAATCGCGGAAGACGCGAAAGTGATGAGGTGGGTCAAAGATGAGTAACGAAAAGTTGAAGGATGCCAAGGCGGCGTTCACATTCTCGCGGTTGCCGCGTTGGCACCGCATCGCAATCACGCTGTGGGAGATCATGCAGAAGAATGATTTTAATTCAGCTGAAGTCAACTTCGATGAGCAGATCGCTCCGATTGCGAAAGAGCTTGCTCAGTACTCCGTGAAAGACTTCGCGGTTCGCTACGGACACTTGGCTGATGGCAAGGCGTAAATTCACCGACGGTGCCGACGAACTCGCACACCGGTTTAGACAGATCCTCCAACAGCGGGATCCTCGGGACCCGAAAGCGTGGGTTGCTCGTTTGGCGTCGATCGCAGCTCTAGCGAGTATGTGGAAGATAGATTTGGGGCCGCATTTTGCAGCCATCATTGCGTCTGAGTTTAAGCCACGAAAGAACACCATACCGGTTGACTTTGTGGATCCCGAAACCAAGATGCCGACCCCGCTAGAAGGTCCAGAAGAAAGCTCGGAACCGCCAGTTGGCGGCGGCAGCATTCTCGACGAGATGGGAGACAACTAGATGGCGAAGATTGAATACGTTTCGTTCCAAGACAAAGTCAGCCCGTCCGATTGGCGCGTCGAAGCTATCGACGACATGACAGGCGAAGTCTACATCACACTCTTCGCCGGACCAGACGCCGAAGAGCGTTCTGTCGAATACGCGTCCTTCAAGAACGGGACACATCCGATCTTCAAAAAGGCTGCGCCAGTTGTTCCAGCCCCTCCACCGGCAACCGCGCCGATGAACCCTATCGATATGGTTCGAGCAGCGTTGCCCAACACCATTCACCTCGTCACTGATAACGGACACGAGATTATGGTGACGCCGAGCGAAGTCAAGTGGAACTACGACGCTCGCAGAAAAGTTCTTACCGGCCGACCGAGGCCGGCGATCGAAATCCAAAAGGGGTTCACCCCGAAAGGGTAACAAAATGCTAATCGCCGTCTTTGACTTCGAAACAACAGGGCTGGACCGAAACCAAGATCACGTCATAGAGGTTGGAGCCTTGCTGTACACCACCGGCCACAAACGGGTGGTGATGGCTGAGGATTTTCTGGTGGACCAAGAAGTCCCAGTCCCCAAAGAGGCTTCAAACGTAAACAAGATAAACAACCCGATGATCGATAAGTTCGGGCTCACTTCCCCGGACGGTCTGTCGAGGCTGCAGAACTACTTCGACATGGCAGAGGTTGTGGTCGGCAAGAACATCATCGACTTCGATCTTCCTTTCTATCGCAACTGGTGCCTTCGCGAGAAGGCGGAGCCGATCGAGCGTCCCACGATTGACATCGAGACTGATCTGATTGGTGTCGAAAACAAGAAGCTCTGCTACATGGCAGCAGACGACGGGTTCTTGAATCCGTTTCCGCACGCAGCTTTGCCAGATTCCTGGACCACACTTCGGCTGCTCGAGAACAACATCGAGAAGCACGGCCTGGAGAAGATCATGCAACGCGCCGCGTCTCCGCGTGTTTATTTGCAGGCCATGGTCACATTCGACACGAACTACCAAGCGAAGCAACGAAAGTATCAGTGGAACAGCGATCGCAAGGTGTGGTTCAAGACTGTAAAAGAATCTGACGTTGAACTGGAAGCGAAAGACGCTCCGTTCGACATCAAGCGCATAGAGCCTGTTGCGCGATAAGTTTCGGACGAAAGTCCGAAGATAGAGTACTAAATCAAAAATCAAAAGGAAAACAAATGGCAATCATTTCAGACGACAAGCCACTGGGCCCAAAGAAAGAGTATCCGATAGCGTCGGAAGGCGTAACCCTCCTCGTCCTGGCAGACGTGGAAGATCTCGGAATTCAGAACAGCGAGTTGTATGGACCGAAGCCACAGGTTCGGTTGACGTGGGTTCTCGACGAAAAAGATCCGGAAGGAAATTACTTCGTGGTCTCTCGAACCTTCACCAACTCTCTTCACGAGAAGTCCAACCTGTACCCCGTCGTGACGGATATGTTGGGCGCTCGACCGCCCGTTCCTTACGACCTGGAAAATCTTCTGGGACGCGTCAACCTCGGCGTGATCAAGCGCAAGGTGGCCACCAAAGGAAAACACGAAGGAAGAACGTTTGCGAACATCGTGTCGTTCTTGAGCCCCAAAGCCGGCCAGACAATGGCGATCCCATCCGACTTTGTTCGCGGCAAGGACGGCGGCTCATTCGGCAAGCTGCCCCAGCAACGTACGAATGGCGCTCAACCCCAACAGCAATCACGCACGGCGGCTCCTGCGCAGCGGCCCAACACGGCCCCAGCTGCTCCGGTGGAAATAGCCGACGAAGACATCCCGTTCTAAGCACCGCACTGATAAAGCGGAAAAGCTGGTAGGGACAACTGGAAAGCCCCGGGCCCCGGGTAAGCAGGCTTGACACGTCGGAGAGACGGCGACTTATTCCAAAGGACAAAAATGTCGTTCAAAGACCTAGCGCTTCCGATGGCGATGATGGGTGTTCCGGTTGCGCGTCTGCAGCCGAAGAGCAAGGTTCCGATGGACAAGGCGTGGCAGAACCTCGCCACCACCGACGTAAATAAGATTCTCGCCTGGGACTCAGAGACTCCCGGCGCCAACTGCGCATGCGTTGCCAAGCCCGACGGCGTGTTGTTCTTCGAGACAGACGAGCCAGGAGTAATCGAACGATATGAAAAAGAAACCGGAGAAAAGCTCCCGAAGACGTTCACCGTTTGTTCCCGCAAGGATCGATTTCACTTCTACTTCAATCAGACTGACGAGACTCGCAGATGCGGATCGATTACTCAGAAAGAAATTCCATTTGGTTCGCTCCGCCAAAACAACGCTTACGTTGTGTCTCCAGGATCTATTCATCCTACGACAGGGCAGCCTTACGCTGTCCACGACTCCTCCCCAATCATCCCTGCACCCGCGGGGCTAGTTGCTTGGCTCCTCTCCCAAAGGACCAAGGCTCAAACAACTAGCCCTTCCCTCCAAGGCGCAGATCCGATTCCTCTCGGGCAGCACGACGTAACTCTCGCGGCGATCGCCGGCAAGTTGCGACAAGACGGACTGGAGCGGGAAGAGATTGAGGCCGTGCTGGTTCGTACCTGCGAGCAGCGCTGCCAAGGTTACGGCAGCGACTACGTCGATATGTGCAAGAAGATCGCGAAGTCCATCTGCCGCTACCCGGCTGGAAACGCGGGACCAACCGTTTTGATCGGCGGAAAACTTCCGGGGCAGAACGTGACGCAAGCCCGGGCCCAGGAGAATTCTCCGCGTCCTGGCGTCGAACTTCTTCCCTCCGACCACGAGATCGTCGAGAACAAAATTCAAGCGACAGTTTTCGAATACCCCTATTGGTGTTGGAACGGAACGTTGTACGAAGACTTCGCCACACTCTGCGGAGAGAACAACGTAGTCCCGAAAGAGTATTTCATCGAAGCAGTCAAAACGGTTGTGGGGGCGATATGCGGCCACCGGATATTCCCGTTCAAGACCCCGAGTCAGGAAGGTCGATTCTACACAATTCTTATCGGGCCAGGGGGTTCCGGGAAATCCTCAGCAGCCAGGTGGGCTCGGGATTTGTTTATTAGCACCGGCCTTCTCTACGAGCTCAATCAGAGCGGGGGCTTTTTGAACATCGGAGTGGCACAGGGGTCTTTCGCCTCCTCGAGCGGACTGATCAAGAACGGATTCAGTAAGCACTCTCGCATTCTGCAGTTTTATGACGAAGCCACTACTGTGATTGAGAAGTTCGGAATCACCGGTGCGGGCGATTCGTTTCTAGACGCTGTCAACCAATTGTATGAATCAGGAGCAATGCCACAGCTGATCACCAAGAGCGACAAAGAGCCGAGCGTATCTTCAGGACGTCTCGTACACAACAGCATTTTGGGCTGCACGACAAAAGAGAAGTGGGCATCTGCGTTCGTTAAGACGAACTCTGAAAGCTCTGGATTCTTCCAACGATTGAACATAGTAACAAATGATTCCGAGGATCGTGTTGCAAACTTCCAAGACCCTGATCTGTCTGCGCTTCGTGACCGGTTCGTTCGTAAGATTCAGCCTCTGGAGTTTCAAGAAGTTGTCGTTGTTAAGACCCCAGAAGCTTCAGACATATTCGAGAAATGGTACAGGGATAAGAGAGGTGAGTGGCGCGATCTGCCAACAGATGTTACCGGCCGTATTCAGGTCCTCACGCTAAGAAACGCGTCTCACCTGGCGTGGTTAATGTCTGGTGATGATGTTTTACCAGACGCCGAGAAGGCTGCTATTCCGATTGAGGTCCTGTGCGACGAAGACATCATGAATCGCGCCATCGCTCTAGCAGAGTATGAAATAGAAGCTAGGCAGGCGCATCAACCCGCTCGCGGAAAGAACGACTACGCGATCGTCGAGGATCTTGTTCGTGTAGCAGTTAAACGCGCAGGGTCCATAGCCAGATACAAACTGAGTCGCGAGATCCGCGCTGATAACTACGGCGTTCAGATATTTGACAAGGCTATTCAAAACCTCGTTCAAGAGGGTTACATCAAAGTCGGCCAGCGCGAAGGAGAAGCTAAGCGCGGAAGAAAAACCCAGATCCTAATGTGGGTCGCCGAATAATGCCGGCCACATTTACCTGTCCAGGAAATGAAGGGCACCCGTGTGGGAAGACGGTTGAACGAACCTCGTCTAGGCACCGATTTTGCGTGGAGTGCTCGCGAGAACACGAGAAGGCAATCGACGCGGCGTACAGAGTTGCACACAAGAAAGAAAAGAATTCGTACGACGTAGCGTACCGCGCTGCGCACAAGGAAGAGATCAAGGCGTACAACCTCGCGCACAGAGCCGCACACAAGGAACAGCACAAGGTGTACGACTCTGAGCGCAAGGAAGAGAGTTCTGTCAGAAGCCATCATCGAATGATTTTCGGGACAAATAAAACTCCCCCAAGAAAGAACAACGAAGGCATGCCTTTCTGTGACGCCTGGAACCCAAAGAAAGGCGGTTCTTATAGAGCGGGAGGCGACTGGATCATAGCGAACCTAGGCAGAAAGCCAGAAGGTTGCACTCTTCACATCGTCGAGCACGAAAAAGGATTCGTCCCCGGCAACCTAGTGTGGACCGACCCGGTGAAGCAGAACGCTGAACAGATGTTCAAGATCATTGCTCGATTGAGGCGCGAGGTCAAGATTCTACAAGAACAGAACGATAATCTGAAAGCTCGTGTCAGCGTGTTCGAACACAACGCTCGGGTGGCAGCATGAGAGAGCTCCATTTCGATTACGAAACCCGCAGTCCGCTCGAGCTTTCAGACGTCGGCGTCGATGTTTACTTCTCATCACCTCTTACCGAAATCCTGATGATGGCGTACGCGTTCGACGACGGCCCGGTCAAGGCGTGGGAGACTCACAAAGGTCCGTTTCCCCAGGAAGTAAAGGAAGCTTTCGTTGATCCGAACGTAACGAAAGCAGCCTGGAACGCCAGCTTCGAGCGCACAGGCACAGAAAAGAAGTTCGGCGTACTCATCCCCTTCGAGCAATGGAAAGACCCGAGCGTCGGCTCCCGGCACATGAGTATGCCCGGTGGTCTCGACAAAGTCGGAAAAATTATTGATCTGCCGAAGGACCTTCAGAAGAACGAAGAACGCGGCGAAGTCCTGCGCCGTATGTTCTGCATGCCGGCTCCGCTCAAGAAGAGAAAGCAAGCTACGAACGAGAACACCCTGTTCGACGTGTCGCCCGTCGAAGCGCCGGTGTACGAATACACATACCGCGACCACATCACGAATCCAAAAGAGTGGGAAGAGTTTGTGGAGTATTGCCGGCAGGACGTTGTAGCCGAGCGCGCGGTCGGAAAGCGCGTGGACGTCTTCCCACTCACCCCAACCGAGCAGCGCATGTATTATCTGGACCAGAAGATCAACTGGACAGGAATGTTTGCGGACAAGGATTTCGCGTCCAAGTGTTTCGACCTGGCCAAGAGAAACAAAGACGAGTACACGGACAAGCTGAAAAAGATCACCGGGCTCGAGAACCCCAACTCCAACCAGCAGATGCTTCAGTGGGTTCAGGCTCGAGGCTACCCCTACAACTCATTGCGTAAAGAGCCCGTCCACGCCGCACTCACCGATGATCAAGTCAAACTCACAGACGTTGGCCGCGAAGCCCTGTCGATGCTCAAGTATTCGAAGAAGACTTCGTATACCAAGTTGTCGGCGATCGTGGATTGCCTCGGAGTGGACGGGCGTCTGCGTGATCAGTTCCTCTTCCTGGGCTCTGCGCGTGCAGGCCGCTGGGCCGGACGTAACGTGCAGCTGCAGAACATGGCGCGGCCGATCAAGGCCCTCGAGAGGAAGGGCATGCTCGAGCGAGCGATCGAGCTGATCCGAGCCTTTGATTACGAAGGCGTGCAGAAGGAGTTTCCGAAAGAGCCTGTCATCGATGTGATGACTTCGTGTATTCGATCAGCTTTCGTTGCTGCTCCCGGCAAGCGCCTCGACGTTTGCGATTTGAGTGCCATCGAAAACCGAGTGATCGGTTGGGTCTCCGGAGAGGACAAGATCCTCAAAGTATTTCGAGACGGGAAGGATCCGTACCTAGACTTCGCCTCCCGCTGGTTCAACATTCCGTACGCTGTTCTGGAAGCCGCATACAACAACGGAGATCCCGACGCCAAGTTCATGCGCCAGATCTCGAAGCCGGCTGTGCTCGGTTGCGGATACAGATTAGCCGGCGGCGACTGGGGCGAGAACAAGTACGGCGACAAGATCAAGACGAGCTTGTGGGGCTACGCAGAAAACATGCATTGCCCCATGACGAAAGACCAGGCCCACCAGGCCGTTGCAGTGTTCCGCGGCGAGTACAAGAAAGTCGTCCAACTTTGGTACGACTCCGAGCGCGCCGTCGCGCGTTGCTTGAAGACGGGATCGACTGAGTGGATAGGCCCTACGCAGCTCGTTTGGTGTGACCGCCGCAAGAGAAAGAATGGCACCTACGTTCTACGCATTCATCTACCTTCCGGTCGATGTCTGCACTACATCAACGCTCGAATTCTAGATGTTGAGATGAACGGAAGGGACGGCGGAACGTACGTAAAGGAAACGTTCGTCTACGAAGGGATCGATCAGATCCTCAAGATATGGACCGACATCAAGTCCCACGGCGGGAAGATCGTTGAGAACATCGTTCAAGCAATTGCCCGAGACATTCTCGTTGAAGCGATGCTGAAGGCCGACGAGATCGGTTTGAAGATCGTGGGACACGTCCACGACGAGATCGTCACTGAGAACGACGACACCGAAGACGGACTCGGCCTAGAAGATTTGACCTGGTGTATGTCACAAACTCCGGAGTGGGCTCCAGGGCTTCCACTTAAGGCTGCTGGGTATTCTGGGCAATTCTATAAGAAATGAGGAAAACAAATGAATACGTCTGATTCCATCGTGGTGACAGGAGATCTGCTTCAGCTTTCTGAAGAAGAACGAAAGAAGTTCTACGTTCAAGTCTGCGACGCGATGCAAATCAACTTTCGGACACGTCCGCTCCAATACTTCGAGCAGGTCGATCGGGGCGGAAGGCGCAGTCTGATTCTCTACGCGCTGCGCGATGCATCGAATCAGCTTCGTGCACTGCACGGCATCGACGCAGAGATTTCGGACGAGCGCATCGTCGGAGACGCAGTCGTGTTCACTGCGACGGCGACCAACAACAAGGGCCGGAAAGATTCCGCTGTCGGGGCAATGTCTCTCAAGGGCCTCTCCGGAAAAGATTACGCCGACGCCATTATGGCTGCGCAGACGAAGGCCAAGCGGCGCGTGACCCTCGACATCTCCGGGTGCGGATTGCTCGACGAATCTGAAGTCGAGGGGATGCACGGATCCGTGGTGCCGGTCGGCACAGAAGGCATGTCCTCATCCTACGTTCCCATTCCCGCGGCCCCTACACCTGTGCTAGCCAGCGCGCCAGCGACGGAGGTTGTCGAGCTGAAAGGTGATGCTGCCAAAGTGTTTGTTGACGCGTTGCAGAATCCTCCAGCTCCGGCGCCAGCAGCAATTGCAGCAGCGAACAAATACGCGGCTGCAGTCGATGAAGTTAAGTGGGAGGATTACCACAAATCGGTCACCATCGTCGTCACCGAACCATCCATTGACCCGAAGATTATCGCTGCTCTGCCGACCTCCGAGAGCGTTGCAGCCAGCTTCGCAAAAGACCGAGTACAAGACGAACAAGAGATCACCTCTCGCCTCAATTCATTCAGAAAAGACACGCTCTCTCTAGGCGGCATGAAGCCGTCGAAGGGGTTTGGTATCGCAGCCAAGTGGTCGAAGTTCTTGGCCAAGCATGCTCCGAACAAAACGATCGAAGAATATCAAACACTTCTCATAGCTCTCGACTTAGCGCTGGAGCAACTGGGGCCGTCCGGCGTGGTCGCGAAGATTGAACAGGAGATCGCGTGAGCACATTCCCCCTCAATCCAGAACAGAAGGAAGCCGTAGCGTTTCGCGAGGGCTACGCCGTTGTGCAGTCCGGCCCCGGCAGCGGCAAGACTCGCACGACAGTGGAGCGCGTCCATGCCATCCTCGACGAAGGTTATCCGGCCGAGACTCTCCTGGCTCTCACCTTCACGCGCGAAGCTGCCCAAGAGATGGCCAAGCGCGCGAAGCTGCCGGATGATCAGAAGATCTTCCGAACCTTCCACAGCTTCTGCCTGGAGCTGATTCACCAGGAGCGATCGCACTTGCCGTTCACACTCCTGCACGCTCCGCCCGAAGCCGGCCAGCAGCGCAAGCTTCTCGGAACGCTCTGCCGCAGTAATCGTCTGGACTTCAAGAAGTTGGTCTCTTATATCTCCGCGATGAAGCGAAAAGGCTTTTCATTCGACGGAGCTATGGAGCAGGCACGCGGCGCCGAGGGAATGCGGCTCGCGCTCGCGTACAAGCAGTACGAAACCAAATGCCGCGAAGAAGGTTGGTTGGATTTTGATTCAATGCTGATCGAGAGCGTCCGACTACTGGAAGCGAACGAAGAGGTTCGCGCCCGGTGGCAATTCAAGTTCGTTCTAGTAGACGAGGCACAAGACACCGATGACATTCAATGGAAACTGGTCCAGCTCCTCTCCGAACGGCACAAAAACGTTTTCGCTGTTGGAGACGAGGAGCAGCTTATTTACGCGTGGCGTGGAGCAGAAGCTGACGGACTTTCTAAGTTCGCTGGTCGATTCCCTGGATGCAAGACTATCTTCCTTTTCAGAAACTATCGATCAACAGAGGAGATCGTTCAGTTTTGCAAGAAGCTTTCTCCTAAACGAAGCGAACTCATCGACCGTATGGTATCCGAAGTCGGTCATGGAGCAGCTCCGGTTGTCCGCCGGTTTGCCTCCGATTCGGACGAGGCTTCAAAAATTCTCTCGATGGTTGCGGAACCAGAACGATCTGCCATCCTCACTCGCACGAACCGTCAGCTTGCCAGGTTCGAGAATGCGTGCATTGATAGGGGAATTAAGTATAACCTCCTCGGGAAGTCTGGATTTTGGACTCAACCAGAAGTCCGGTACCTTCTCGCTTACGTACAGGCCTCCCAGTTCCCTTCCGACGCAGCAGTAAAGACCATCATTCAGTCCCCCTATCGCGAGACTAAGTACCTCAAGAAGAAGGACTTGATCTCAGCTTTGGACAAGAACGCCAAGGATGAAAAAGCAAGCCTCGGGAAGTCCACACCGTACATCACTGCTATGACGACACCCACCATCCTGAGGCAGTTCGACCCCCACCAACAAGACAATATCAAGAGGGTTGCGCAGTTCGTTCGGTCGTTTC